AATGGGATACGCTCCGCCAGAGCATTTTCCACTTGAAGGATTAGATACACTACCTGCAGGTAAAGCAGGTTGGTTACTCTTCCTAGATGAATTCTCATCTGCATCACTGAGCGTACAGGCAGCAGGTTATAAGCTTGTATTAGACCGTATGGTTGGTAAGTATAAGCTACATAAGAATGTGGCTATAGTATGCGCCGGTAATAAAGAAACTGATGGTGCGATAGTCAACAGAATGTCAACAGCTATGCAGTCACGTCTAGTACATCTTGAATTAGATGCTGATGTTAAAGCTTGGCTTAGTTGGGCATCAGAGAACTCAATGGACTTCAGAGTAGTGAGCTACATTGAATCTCGTCCTGAGCATCTGCATCTGTTTGATCCAAATCATAACGATAAGACCTTTGCTTGTCCTCGCACATGGGAATTCGTATCTAAGATCATTAAGGATAAGGAAACAAGTCCGCGATTGCTTGACATACTTATAGGTACTATCTCTGCTGGCGTAGCTCATGAATTTAATGCTCATATGAGTTATTGTAGCGAATTACCTAGCATTGGTGATATAATCGCCAACCCAAATAAAATAGCTGTGCCAATTGACCCATCATTACTTTATGCAACTAGCCATATGGTAGCAGCATATTTGGACAAGGATAACGCTGAGAAGCTCATGGAGTACATCAAACGCTTACCTATAGAGTTTGGTACTACTGCAATTAGATCAGCTCTCAAACGAAGCAAGGAGCTTCTTAAACTACCACCAGTAAGATCCTGGGCAAATGAAATTGCCATTGAGATATTTTAGAATAATAGCCGTAGGCATTTACGAGTGAGGTAGAATATACCTGAAGCCATCGGCAAAGGTATATTCTACTGAGTGAGTGAATTCCGTAGGCTATTATTCTAAATAGAAAATAAACCATAATTAAAGGAGAAATACAATGGCTGGACATACAGGAATACCAACACATAAAACAACACGAAGACTTCAACATGTTTTAACTAATTTAGAAGCATTTAAAAGTGTAGCTAACGGTACTGACCTAGATATTATAAATGCGATAGAAATACTAGGTATAGGTGTAGCTACAAAAGCTATTGCTGAAAAAGCAGGAGTACCGCTACATTTTGTAGTTAACGCAATCAAACGATTTGAACTAGTTGATTTTAATACACCACAACCTATTATCAACGATGAACCAAAACAAGAAGAACCAACTACCTATGGCGAGTATACTTTTCAAAAAGATTTTCAAGGCAAAGTATGGGTATTATGGGATGAAGTAGCACCAAACTTAAACCAATCTAAAGATATCATTGAAGACGTCTTAGCTGTAAGTGTTAGTATTCAAAGTATATCTCTAACAAAAAGTAACACCAGAGATGTGGTAACTGTTTCATTCTATCCATACTATAAAGATGAGATAGATTTAGCAGCTCTATTTAAACAACTCAAAGCAGGAGACATCATTGGCATTACGCCAATCAAAATAGGGAACTGATATGGAATGCTGTAATATTGAAATGTCAAATTTTAGTTACTACGAGAAAGACGCGGTTAATAGAACACCTCATTTCTATTGTGCAAAGTGTGGAGGACACTTATTCAGAGGAAAGGTATACACAGCTGAAGAATGGTTTTTCTATATTAATGGTGTGGCTTATGATAAAACAACCCACATTTTGCCATATAGACATTTACTTAAAAAGGAGAAATAATGTCAGATACTGATTTTGAAAATGGATACCAACTTGGTATAGCAGAACGAAAGATATACATTCCGCTGAAAGTTGAACTGATGACGCTCGTGGGACTTGAAGAATCTATGGAAGCCATGAGGCTACCATTAGGCTCTAAGGGCAAAACCCTGGCTGAAGACATAGCATTAGCTTCAAAGCTAATTAAGAACGGCCCAGACCATGCTAAGGCGATGAGAGGTATCGTTGCTTACACACGTATTCAAATGCAGGTTGGATTCATGATTGAATTTGAAACCTATAGAGCAGGGGTTGAATGCCTATCTACATCTTCTGCCATGCATACTGATCTGAAGAATATGAGTGGCCCTGAGCTTGCTGAACAGAAACAGGCAGACCTTCCTATGAAGTATTACACTCGAATAGCTACAATCAGCTATCAGGCTCTGAGGAATATGTATTTCGCTCGTAGGAATCATCGCCATCCTGATTGGCAGATATTCTGCGATTGGATTGAGCGACTACCATTTGCTCAAGAACTGATCACAGTAAAATAACGGAGGTAGCATGAGAGAAGAATGGCAAGATAGATACGAATTGATTCAGAGATTAAACAAGGCAAACGTAACAGACATTGACAAGATTCAGAAGAAGAGTTTTGGTGTTGGTGTATTAGTGTTTGTATTGGGTTTTGCTTTTGGTTGGTTCTTGATGTCTACATTTAATCACCCTATTGAATTCATCGAACATTCAGAACTGAAACCTGAGGTCAATACCTGCATGACTTCAAAGTGTCACACTAGAAAGTGGGCAATGATTCGATACTTTGAAAGCAGAAAGAATCCTCATCCAGTTGAATCTGCTACAGCTGTACTGGCTACAACTAAGCCAAAGCTCATAGCAGCTATTATAACCAAAGGAGAAAAGAACACTCCATATTGGAAACGTAACCACGGATGGAAAAATCGCCACAATGGTATGGGTGGAGTAAATGAAAAGGACTGGGGCAAAGTACCAGCTAATCCAATAGACCAAGCCAAGCAAATTGACTGGGTAATTGATGAACTACTAGATCAGCATAAGGGCAGTAGAAAGATGGCAATCTCACATTATGGTGGAGACTCTACCGATAATTATTGGAATCAGGTTTCAGCAGAAATAAATAAAGTTCCTTAAAGGATAGACAGTGAAAATTGAAGACTTTGAAAAAGAAGGAATTCATATCAGACCTGAAGTAAAGAAGCATTATCCTTACTTTCTTCAATGCGTAAAAAATTATGGTTCAGACACTGTTAAAACAGTTTTGGATAAAGGCAGTGATGGTAACATCAAACTAAAATTTCTTAAAAATAAAAAGGATCGTTACCAGATGATGCAATTGCTTGATATGGTGAAATAATTAAACTAAGTATAAAAATCAAACTATCTAAATAAAAACCCAGTTTTTGGCTGGATTTTTATTTTTGGAGAAACCATGCCTACAACAAATCACTGGTAGGCATAACGGCTTGAGTTGAGCCGTACAACGGCTCGAACGTTTGGTTATGCGTTCAAGCAGATCGGAGGATAAGGATGGTTATAATCAAGGGATTACCTGACGAAATCAACGCCGCAATTAATCTGCTTTGGGAATATGCCGATGATGCTTGTTTGAGTGGTCGGACGAAAAAGGAATGCATCAATGAAGGATATGATTGCAAGTCTAAATCCGGTGCTCACATGCTTACGTTTTCAATTTCACGTAGAGCATAACGAGTTGAACACAGCGGCTTGGTTATCCCGGTTTTCTTTGCTACCTCAAAATAATTACTTGACAACGTAAGCGCTTATGATATGATTGAGGCATAGAAGGCAATCACGAAGCATGGAGGCAGCAAATGAAAAACTTAGGATTGTTCATGTACCGTTCAGCAAAATCAGGATTGATCGTCACCGAACTCAATGGCATATATTATGTTTCTGACCCGAAAGGCCGCGCAGTGAATTGCAACGCATTAAACGATCTCAAAGCAGCAAAACAGAGAGCAGACAATGGGTTAGGGGTGGGTGAATAAGATGAAATGTCCACATTGCGGGGGTGAAATAGAGGTTGCTGCAATCCTCGGCAAAGAAGGCGGCAAAAAGTCAAAGCGGGTTTTAACTCCAGAGCAAGCGAAGGCAATGGTGGAAGCACGGGAAAAGAAGAAACGGGATAAGGGATAACGGCTTCAGTTCAGGGGTGCCGGACTTATCGGCATCCCTCTGGAACGTTATGGTTATGTCGCGAAAGGGAGGAACAACGTGAGCAAACAAAAACTGATAAAGGCACTTCAAGGCGTTGACGAATTTGTAAACTATTTTGCAGAGGAACGCACTCAGACGATAATCACAGATATTCGAGCCAGTATCGAAAACAGCACCACTCTGCGCGATCAGTTTGCTATGGCGGCATCTACTGGATTAATAGCAAATAGACAAAACTACATTAGGCATGGAATGGATACGGCTGATATAGCTTTGTTTTCATACCGATTGGCAGATGCTATGCTTAAAGCAAGAGAGGAGAGTGTATGAGTGAAAAATTCAAAGAGTTCATAACTAACTACAAGCCAAGATTTAGAGATGAAAATGGCTATCCTGAATACCGAATAGAAGATATGCAGAAAGCCTTTAATGCTGGAATAGCAGGCCTCGCCAATAAATTCGAGGCAAGTGACGCTGACGAATGGGATAGACACCTAGCAGACCTGAATGAAGAAAACAGGTCGTTGCGTGAACAACTCGCCACCGTGACAGAGCAACGGGATAACGCTAACAAAGCGTGGGAAGATTTAACGACAGTCACAGAAGAATGTATTGCACAGTGTAACACCATAAAAACGGAGAGGGATGAATTCAAAGAGTCAATGCTTGAGTGGTTTAGAACTTCTGAAATGTGGCGCACTAGAGAGCGTGATGCTGTTAAAACCATCTCATCCCAAAAGGAAGAGATGGGTAAATACCGAATGTCTATTATTGAACTTGAAGCCGACAACGCCAAGCTGTTAAACGATTGCAAGATGCTGGCTCAATGGATCTAAGGCAGACCCGCATTTCAGAATGGTTGTGAATGCCCAACTTGCCAAACAGCGAGGAAATACATTTAAACATTAGCCGTGATCATCAAGCCTGCAGAGCGTTTTAATAGATTGACGTAAACTGAGGACGGATAATTCAAGGAGTATACGTATGCCAGTTAAACAACTAACTAAAGACGAGATAGCTGCAATACAGCACACTATAACTCCAATACATAGAGTACATGATATAAGCCAAAGAAGAACACATATATCATCTGATGCATCTAATTCTAAAATGGCTATTAAGACTAGGAGGGAATCAGTTGATAAATGGAGAAACTAATGCGAACAGGTACTGAGTCACCCCACGTAACAAAACTCAAAAGAAAACTTCCTCAATCATCCTACCCAGATAAAATATGCAAATGGTGTGAAACCAAACTAGTTAGAACCAGGCAAAGTCTTACCGAGTGGAATCTTATTACTACTTGCGGAAAAGGATGCGCTACTAACTGGCGTTGGTATAAATGTAGTAAAGCTCAGCATGAAATAAATGAACCACCACTACCAGACAAGTTTTGTATGGCTTGTGATAATTTATTAGTACGTAGAGAGAATGAACATAAGCAAGCTTGGATTAAACGTAATTACTGCAGCAAAACATGTGCCGCCTGTGGCAAGACTCGTGTAAAAGTTAAAGTACCTATTGCAGAGTTATCTGAGGAACTCCGTGTAGGAGTTAAAAGATATATTCCAGGTACGCCTGAGTTTGAAGTATTAGCCAAACAATATCTAGCAAGGGGGTTCTAATGTACGCTGAAGAAATAATATCTAAGATTGATGGACCAATATTCAAAAAACAACGAGAGCTATTACATGCTATTATTAATAGCGGAGTATTAGCTAAAGTAGCTGTAGAACCTCTACAAGGGCTTGAAAATCTACTAGATGAAATAGCTGACTGCGCTCATGACGTGTACGGAAAAGATTGTCTATTTGCAGATCCAGAATTAGAGCGTAAAGCAGAAGAAAATCAACACGTAGAACGAATACAAACATATAACCACTAACGGAGGTAGTCATGTTTCAAATTGAAGTTTCAACTGGCGAAGAAGGAAAAGTAACAATGCGTGGTTGCGCTGATGGCACAGTTGAACTATGTAAATTGGTTGAGAAGAAAATAGTTAATAAAGAGACAGAAGAAGTAACCTATAGCCCTGAGCTAATAGCATATGCTTACTATGCATCCATTGAACAGGCTTTCAATAAGATTGCACGTATGCGTATAGGGTCATCCAATGCAACCTCTCTCGTAGAGCTTACGGAAGCCATAAAACAAATTCGTTTAGACATTAAACAGGAGCTAGGAGTGTTGTAATGCCAGAGAATGAAAACCAAAAATACTATGATTATCTGATTACACTACGTAATACCGGCAAGATTAATATGATGGCAGCAGTACCTTATCTTGAAAGAGATTTTGGTTTAACAAAAGAAGAAGCCAAGACAATTCTATTTGCTTGGATGAAATTACCTGATTAACACATACGCCATACGGACATCCCACCCTACGGGTGGGTGTCCTACTGGCGGATAGGAGATGTAATGAAAACGGCAGAAGAAAAAGCAAGTGCATTACTTAATAAGTTAAACATACGCGGCAAACTTTATGACAATATTAAACCTGAACTTATTATAGCATTAAAGATTCAAGATCGTGATACTCGACACGCTTGTGCTGAAGCAGTATTACAAATAAAAGGTGAGTGGTATGATAATCAGATTCGTAATGACGCACATGATGCTTGTATGAATGTACGGGCTGTATAACTATCTGCCTCCGGCAGATTTTTTGCTTATAAATCCAAGGAGGCTAGATATGGATGCACCTGTATATAAAGAAGCTGAACAAGCCCTTAAAGTAGCAAAGATTACACTAATGATGCAGAAAAATACTGTCTGTTACACGACTGTAGTTTTCTCATTGAAACAAGAAATAACTGCAGATATTCCAAACATGACTACTGCAGCAACAGACGGAAAACATCTGTACATTCATCCAGATTTCTTTATGGGTCTGTCTCCAAATGAACGTCTTACGCTATTGGCTCACGAAGCTCTACATGTACTCCTAGACCACATGCACCGCAAAGGGGATAGGGATCATAAGCTTTTCAATATAGCCGCTGACTACGTTATCAATGGATCACTGGTGAATGCACAATATGCCTTACCTAAAGGCGGATTACATGATCATAAATATGACGGTATGACCACCGAGCAAGTATATAAACTTCTTGAAAAGAAAAACAATCAGCAGAAACAAGAATTATTCGACAAATGTAAAGATGGATCACTGAATGGTAATGACATCACTTACCCAGATCAAGTAGACCCTGGTGAAGCTGTTACTCAGGATGAAGTAACCAAGATCATTCTACGAGCTGTGACTCAAGCTAAGGCTATGGGTCAGCCAGCAGGTACGATGCCAGCTGAAATAGAATTGGCACTGCAGCATACCTTAAATCCACCTTTACCTTGGCATATCATTCTAAGCCATTACCTCACAGAATTTGCTAAAGAGGACTTCACTTTTAGAAGACCTAATAGACGATTCTTACCTGATTCATATTTGCCAACAGCTCACTCAGAAGCTGTATGCAATTTAGCTATCTGCGTGGATATCTCATCATCCGTAACTGACCACGAATTCAACGTGTTCATTACTAAGATAGCTGAGATAAAGAATTCTATGAATCCACAGGAAACTACAGTTGTCTCATTCAATACTCAAATCACTGGTGTACAGAAACTGACGGCAGATGATAATCCATTGACCAAACTCAAATTCAAAGGTAGGGGTGGTACAGCTATTGCTCCCGTTCTCGAATGGGCAGCAGAAAACAAACCAACAGTAATGATCATATTTACTGATGGTGAGTTCACCCAAGTAGAGCCAAAAAACAAAGGCGTACCTATGCTTTGGCTCATTCATGACAACCCTATGTGGAAGACTAAGTGGGGAAGAGTAATTCATTACAATATAACTAAATAGGTGATAGTGAGATTTATGAGGTAGATTAGACTCAAGTGTTCTTGCCATGACCACCTACTAAAAAATTAAACAGGAGAATATATGAACCCGATTAAACGCTTAAATGATCTGACACACGCAGAACTTCTGGCAATTGTATATGACTCAGAAGATTACAATAACCTAATTGATCTTGAGTGTGCTCATAGAGGTATCAGTTTGTTACCACCGTATCCTGGGCTTGAACCTAGCAAGACAGCTGCTAAACCAGATACTCAACTTTTCAAAGTAGGTAACTGGGGATTTGCAACAGTCGATGTTGCTAATGAAGTTATAAACTTTATGGTTAGCAAAGGTATATGGAAAGAAGAATCCCAATCAGGTGTTAATGTCATGATGCCTTTGGAAGAAAATAGTTATTACTATCCTGAAATCAAAAAAGCATTAGTTTACACTCAGACTGCGTATGACCAAATAAAAGATGAAGTTGATAAACAAGCCACACTCTATAAAGAGTGGAAAGAAAACAATGACGTTTATTCAGCAATATGGAAAGAGCGCAAAGAAGTAATTAAAGACTTCAACTCTCAGCGTGACTACGCTACTGAACTGAAGAACAACATGATCAAAACTCACAACAGTCTTCAGCGTTACCTAGTACTATCTCAGGGATCTTATCCAATAGCTGTAAGCTTCCTTAAAGAAGCTGACAAACTTGGAGACTTACGTGTTGATGAAAATGATAGTGTCTTCTACAAATGCACACGTAGACAAGAGCATTTAATTGCAACCAGGGAAACACATCAACAGAATTGTATGTCTGACCTGCTAGGTGTTGATTCACTTACGTAGGTGAGGAGAAACCATGTCAGAAGAAATAGTAGAAAAACCAAAGCGTAAGATATCCAACACTGAGCTGGATAATGTAAAGAACTATCTGTCTATTGAGGTAGCATATAACTTTTCAATCATACTGCCGTATAAAGAAGGAATAGCTTTTCTAGCTGCTCTTGAAAACGTAGAAAGAGTTAGTATGCCTCACTATGGACAATCACGCATTAAGTTTAATATTGAAAGATTTGAAATTAAAACTGAGATAGTTTCTCAAGCTTTTTATCGTGAACAAAAGATGAACCACCTATTAGGAGTAACAGATGAGCAATATAATTCTCACACCATGTCAGAAGACTGCTACTGATGCTTTCTTAGACTTCTTAGTAAGCGATGACATATTCTTTAGTATTACTGGCCCAGCAGGTACAGGCAAATCATTTTTGATTAAACATCTACTGCAGACTTTCTATTCTAAGTATTCTGCTTATTGTTTACTATTACAGAAAGAAGTTAAACGCTTTGATATTAGAATAACTGCTACTACTAACAAAGCAGTCAACGTAGTAGAAGACTTCTTAGGTAGTGTACATAACGATCACGCTAATGTTGAAGTAAGCACGATCTATTCATTGCTTGGATTAAAGATTCAGAACAACTATAAAACTGGTAAACAAGAACTGGTCTTCAATAACAAAAGCGAAGGCTATTTCAATTCATTATTTGGGCCAGAGATTCCTCTGATCTTTATTGATGAGTCATCCTTTATCAGTGAAGAATTACAAACCATAATTGAAAATACAGCTCCTAAAGATAGGGGCGTAAAAATTGTCTATATTGGAGATAAGCATCAGCTAGCTCCGGTAGGACAAAAGTTTTCAATAATGGATTCTCTGAACTGTAGCAAAGTAGAATTGACAGAGATAGTTCGTAATGCAGGTCATATTCTTAAAACTGGTACTCAGTTTAGGCAGACAGTTGAAACAGGTATATTCAAACCAATCAATTACAATGGAATTGATGTAGTCCACATGGATGGCCCTACTTTCCAACAGGCTGTTGAAAACTCTTTCACTGATCCAAATTGGTATCCAAATAAAAGTAAAGTACTGGCTTGGACTAACAACAGAGTACAAGAATATAACCAACATATTCGTACAGCTATGAATAAGCCAAAGCTATTCACTACAGGAGAATACGCTGTAACTAATGAGTATATCAAAAGTAACAAGTACACCTGTGGAGTAGACTCAGAAGTCCTACTTACAAAAGTTCACTATGAACCAATCCATTTATTCAACGTAAAAGGATTCATGGTAGAAATAGATAATGAATTTGTTGGATTCATGCCAGAGAACTTTCAAGATGCTAAAGCAGCTATGAAAGAGTTCGCTGCAGATAAGGAATGGAAGAAGTACTTTGAGATTAAAGAGACTTGGCTTGATCTTAGAGCTGTATATTCAAGCTCTATTCATAAAGCTCAGGGATCTACTTATGAAACAGTATTCCTTGATCTATCTGATATTGGTACTAACTGGAATGCTAATGATGTAGCTAGACTTCTTTACGTTGGCATAACTCGTGCTTCTAAACAAGTAGTCTGTTATGGCTATCTACCTGATAGATACACCTAAAGGATATTTATGACAGACACTCAAGTACTATACCAGCTACAAGAAGACGCTGTTCAGGTACTTATGGATGAGACATTTGAACACGTAGAACGTGAAATGAATGAACAGTATCAAGCATTAGGTAAAAGAAATGCTCAACTAAACTATGCAACAGAAACCAAGTTCATGTACGCTGGTACGCTCTATCCGACAGGTGGAGCACGATCTACAGCCTATGGCAAACGTATTCCTATTCTACATTATTCATTATTGAATGAGCTAGAAACCATCAACAAATCTCTGACTCAAGATGACTTTCATTATATCAAAAACTTCTTTATAGCAGCAGTAAGCCAATCACATAATGCCATTGTACTAGATGCTCTACTACCTGTAGTACTAGTAAATGCCTTAAAAGCTAAGCTTTCATGGACTCGATTTAAAGTACTTGACACAGGTGTCTATGGAGGATTACAACAAGAACCCATTTCTGTCACTAGACAAAATATCCAGAACCTGCAAGAGCACTACAAGTCAGTCATAGCAAGAGTTCAATGTATGCTTATGGATAAGCTGTTACTACAGAAATAGAAAGGAAGCTATGCGACACGCAACTTATGGTAATGACCCTTCTTCCGCATCAATCGCAATACTCGTAAAAGAAACTTCCTTCAATAGTGACGAAATCAAAGAACACTACATAGACGCTCTTGGTGCTAACCCAGGAGCGTTTATTGCCTACAGCCTATGGTATGATGACAATGGTAAGTGTCCTGCAGCTCTAGCGAAGGATTATCTTCAGACTCTGCTATTATCTCTAAAGCAACTTGACATATCTACAATTATTGTCACAGATGCTGCGTATTTTAAATACATTACAGAATCTAAGCAATCTGCATTATCTCTAATCGGACATCACACTATCTCTAAAATAGATGGTTACGACTCCGTATTTGACGTGTGGTACGCTCCAAACTTTCATGCAGCAAAGTATAACCCCAAGACAGAGAAAGACCTCACAGAGGCTCTCAGATGCTTTAAACAGCATTTGACAGGTAATTACGAGAAACCAGGAAGTAATGTCATCCATTTCGCAGCGTATCCTGAATCTATTTCTGCAATAACTGCATCTCTTGAGCTTTTACTTAAATACCCAGAGCTGACAGTTGACATTGAAACCAAAGGGCTTGAGTTCTGGAAATGTGGAGTAGCAACCATCGCGTTCGCGTGGGATAAACATAACTTCATATCCATACCAGTTGATCGTGGTGAGTATCCTTGTGCTGTAAAGCGTCTACTCAGGATATTCTTTGAGAACTACGAGGGTAAACTGATAGGACAGAATCTTGGATTTGACTTTAAGGTACTTACCTTTGAATTATGGATGGATAATCTACAAGACATAAAAGGTATGATTAATGGAATCCAGATATTAACTAGAAATTTTGAGGATACAAAACTCATAGCTTATTTGGCTATTAACAATGCTGTAGAGAACATTCTTAAGTTAAAAGTGCTCTCTGCTCCCTATATGGGTAATTATGCTGAAGAGGATATTGAGGATACTACTCTTATACCTTTAGATAAACTGCTTGAGTATAATGGTAAGGATTGTTTAGCTACTTGGTTTGTGTACGATCTTTACTATCCTAAGATGGTAGCTGATGATCAAGAGACTCTTTATAAAGAGTTATTTAAACCATCAGTGATTACCTTATTACAAACCGAGCTGGTTGGTATGCCTATTTTACCTGATAAAGTAGCTTATGCCAAGGATAAATTGAGCAAACTACAAGCTGAGTATATGGACTATCTAAACAACTCAAAGCTTATTCAAGAGTTTCAGTTAGAGGTACAGGCTAAAGCTGTAATAGAATTCACAGCTAAGGCTAAAAAGAAAGTCTTTGATATTGACGATCCAAGAGTTCAACGATTGGTGTTCAATCCAAATAGTGATCAGCAAGTAGGAAACTTACTGTATAACTATCTTGGCTTACCAGTACTTAGTTACACAGATGCTAAACAACCGTCTACTGATGGTAAGACTTTAAAGAAGCTTCTAAACCATACAACTAATCCAGAGTATCTCAAGATCATTGAGATGCTTAGAGGTTTAACTCAGGTATCTAAGATTCTTACTTCATTCATACCAGCCTTTGAAAATGCTGTTCAGATGCCTGATGGAAGCTGGAGACTCTATGGTAACTTCAATCTTGGAGGAACTGTTTCAGCTAGGCTATCCAGCTCTAAACCAAACCTTCAAAATTTGCCCGCCAACTCCATCTATGGAAAACTGATTAAGGAGTGTTTCGGATGTCTCGATGGCTGGCTATTTGGAGGAGCTGACTTTAACTCTCTTGAGGACATGGTTTCAGCTCTGACTACCAGAGATACCAACAAGATGAAATGTTATCTTGATGGCTTCGATGGTCATTCACTACGAGCAGCTAGTTATTTTAAAGATCAAATGCCTGACATTACAGATACTGTTGAATCCATTAATAGTATCGCTGAGAAGTATCCTCATCTAAGACAAGCTTCCAAAGCTCCTACTTTTCTGCTTACCTATCAGGGTACATTTCACGGTTTGATGAATAATCTTGGTTTGGATCAAGCTTCAGCATTGATCATAGAAGCAAACTACCACGAGCTTTATAAAGAAGCTGATAAGTGGGTAGATGATAGACTGCAACAGGCATGTGTAGATGGATATGTTACAGGAGCATTTGGCTTACGTTTAAGGACACCTTTATTGAAACTCAATGGTAAGGGTAAGCTCAACTACAAAGCAGCTCAGGAAGGACGTACAGCAGGTAACATGCTTGGTCAATCCTATGGTCAGTTAAACTCCAGAGCAGCAAATGAATTCAGAGAAAGAGTATGGGCTTCAGAGTATAAATACGACATTATTCTTTGTGCTCAAATTCATGATGCAATTTATCTTATCTGGAGAAACACAGTAGGTATAACAAAATGGGTTAATGATAATCTCATTGACTGCATGAAGTGGTGTGAACTTGTAGAGCTTCAACACCCAACAGTTAAACTAGGTGCAGCTCTTGATATATTCTATCCTGACTGGTCTATCAAGACTACTCTCAGCAACAATGATTCCATTCAAAACATCTATGAAACATGTAAGAAATAAGAGGTTATATGTCAATCACTGAAGAGACGCGTTTACAGATGTTGTATCTATTAGCTCCAGTGGCATTAGATCCACAATGCATGGATAAGTTGTTAGATGAGATGGAAAAGGCAAACGGTGTAAGACCCACACCAGAAGAAATTATGAAGCATATTAATTTACTGCGATCAGTAAGAGGAGTCTAAATGCATTACTATATTGGTATTGATAATGGAGTTACAGGATCTATTTGTATTTTAAATGAGAATGGGTCTTGTCTACACTATGCACCAACACCTGTTAAACAAACTCTCAATTACACAAAAGAGAAAGAGTTCATAATGCGTGTAGTTGTAAAAGATATGGCCGAATTACTTATGCCATATAGAGAAGGAACAGTTGTACTGGAACGCCCTATGCTTAATCCATTACGGTGGACTGCTTCTGTATCAGCTATACGTTGTGATGAAGCTACCAGAGGAGTAATTGAAGCTCTTGGTATGAAGTTAATCTATGTAGATTCTAAAGAGTGGCAATCTGAAATGCTACCTAATAGGAAAGCTATTTCAAGACTTCCTAAAGGATCTACAAATGAAGCCAAGAAAGCTCAGGCTAAACTGACTGCAGCCTATGCAGCAGAGACTAAGAAACTGTCGCTCATGTGTGCTCAACGACTATTTCCTAATCTTGAATTTAAGAAAGATGGAGATGCTGCTCTTATAGCTGAGTGGGTTAGAAAGAATAAATTATAAGCAGCCTCCGGCTGTTCATTTGCTTGTTCAATTTAAAGGAGAATAAGATGAGTGCATTAACACAAAAGCTTAAAAAAGAAATATGTGATGTATTAAAAGAGTTTACTTTAGACTCTGGTGAATGTGTATCTGAAATAATGATTGGCCCTTTTACCGATGATGGTAATTATCAAATACGAGTTACTCTTGAATCAGGTGAGGTAATTACAGATGAAACATAGTGCAGCATTGAAAGTAAAACCAGGTGAGCTATTAGCTCTTAACCTAAACAAAGATGGAATACTTTGGGAAGTGGTCAGTATTATGTTTCCTACATTTACTGTTCAGGAAGCTGGTACAATCTATCGTCCTAAAGCTATTGGTTACTGGTACTTTTCTAAACCAACTAAAGCTCAGTTTAATGCATACAATAAACGAAGGGAGAAATACTATGGGAACAGTGACTCTGAAACCAGTACAGCCAGTACCAGTTTCTGAAGAAGTAATTATGATAGGAACTGCACGACTAGGTACAGTTAAAACTATAACTGATCAATCTAGTTTTAAATTTCATGTAATTCTTGAATCCAAAAACATGTGGAGTATCTATCAAGGATTTGGACAAACAGTTGATGAAGCAATGCGAGATGCTATTGAGAAAAATAGAGATCGTAGGTTTCAAGAAATAAATGAACTTGAAACACTTGAAAATATCATCTGGGGGGATCATGAAATTAACTAATAGCAAGAACATAGGTCTGTCTATGGCTGTCTTTCTAGCGCATGACGACTATGACTATGACCCAAGACCAAACGTACTCTCAGCGACCACTCTACAGAAGTCTGTAAGACAGATCATATTGGCTAAACGTATAGAGTCAACTGACATGTCAATGGATATCAGCTCAATGGTAGCCTCTTCTTTTGGTACAGCTGTTCACGATGCTGTTGAGAAAGCATGGTCAGAGAAACGCTATATGAAGGCCATGAAGAAGCTTGGATACTCTGCAGATACCATCGCTAGAATTAAAGTTAATCCTATGCCAGAGGAACTAACAGAAGACACTATTGCTATCTATGTTGAACAACGTAGTGAGCGTAAGTTAGGTGCTTGGATTATTGTAGGTAAGTTTGACTTTGTAGGTGACGGTCAACTTGAAGACCATAAAAGCACTGGTGTCTATACCTACATGAAGAAAACCAACAATGAAAAGTATCGTCAGCAAGGATCTGTTTATCGCTGGCTTAATCCAAAGATAATTACTCGTGATCAGATGCTTATCAATTTCATCTTTACAGACTTCTCAAAACTGAAAGCTGCTCTTGAAAAAGATAAAGGTTACCCACCAGAGCGTCTTATGGATATGCCAGTAGCTTTGATGTCATTGAGTGAAACTGAAAAATGGATTAATGATAAACTGAAACTAATTGATACAAATTTCAATGTAGCTGAACCAGATCTTCCATTATGTAATCAGCAGGAACTCTGGCAGGATGACACAGTTTACGCTTACTACAAAAGCGGAGATTCAGATAAGTCTACCAAGAATTTTGATAACTTTTCTGAAGCTCAGATGCGTTTAAACAAAGATGGCGGATCTGGTATTATCAAGATTCGCAAAGGTGCAGTTAAATACTGTGCTTGGTGTGTTGCTGCATCTATATGTTCACAGTGTCAGCAGCTTATTGCTGATGGTTCATTTAATCCTGAAGGAGCTTAACTATGAAACTAAAAACGATTAAACCAATGGAGACTCGTAAAGACTCTATTAGTTTTGTAATCGAATTTGAACCAAGACTTAAACGTAATGTTGGTATTGGTTATGTTGATGAGGGTGCAGCATCACTAGATGATTTTAAAAAGCATCCAATAGTTGAACGATCTTGGCTAGACATAAAGGAGTTTTCAAAATGAAAGATCTATCCACACTGACATTCCATCCAACCTCAGAGAAACTGGTAGAGTTATTGTGTGAAAAGACACAGAACTCAAATCCTCAGTTCTTTCGTATGATGGTTTGCTATTACATCTGTAAAATGGCATCCAGCATGAGAGTAACCATTAGTACAAAAGACCGTGGCGAAATACCAATTAACTTCTACGGCATCAATCTGGGTGTTAGTGGTATTGGTAAAGGTCATAGTACTAACATTCTTGAAGATCAAGTAATTGATAAATTCAAGGGTACTTTTTTTGATGCAACACTTGTCAAAGTAGCGGAGGCTAACCTTAAAGTACTATCTGTTAAACGGATGAATATTCATAACAATAATCCAAACCTAACAACTCCTATGATGGATTTTGATGAAGCACATGCACAGGTTACTAAAGAGTATGAATCTCTTGGTAAGCTTGCTTTCTCATTTGACTCAGGAACTACCGCTGCTGTAAAGCAGATGAGGCATAAATTGCTCATGTCCGGTATTGGAGCTATGAATCTTGAGATGGATGAAATAGGTTCTAACCTTCTTGGTAATGTGGATGTTCTAGGAACATTCCTTGAGCTGTTTGATGTTGGTAAAGTCAAACAGAAGTTAACCAAGAATACAAAAGAATCTGTACGATCAGAAGAGATTGACGGTAAGACTCCTACCAATCTTATGCTCTTTGGTACTCCAGCTAAACTACTTGATGGAGCTAAGACAGAAGATGAGTTCTGGTCATTCATATCTACTGGCTACGGTAGACGTTGCTTTTTTGGCTACACTAAAGGCAGTGGTAGAAACAAAAGTCTTACTGCCAATGATGTTTATGACAAACTGACTAGTGTACAATCAGACCAACTGATGACATCGTTGTCTAATCAGTTTGCTGCTCTTGCTGCAGAAGTTAACTACAACAAGAAGCTACAGGTGTCTAAAGATGTAAGTCTACTGTTGATCAGCTACAAACTTCATTGTGAAGACCAGGCGGATAGACTAGGTGAACATGAAGAGATGCTTAAAGCTGAACTGTCACATCGTTATTTCAAAGCTCTGAAGCTTGCAGGAGGATTCGCTTTTGTAGATGGTCATGGTGAGATTACTGAAGACAACATGTATCATGCAATAGCTATGGCTGAAGAGTCTGGTAAAGCATTTAAGCTAATGCTCAATCAAGATAAGAACTATGTCAAGCTTGCAAAGTATATTGCCAGCATAGGCAGAGAAGTCACTCATGTTGACCTTACAGAGAGCTTATCCTTCTACAAAGGAGCACTTTCTCAGAAGTCAGATCTTATGCAACTAGCTGTAGCTTGGGGCTATAAGAATTCAGTTATTATCAAACGTAAGATTGACAACAACATTGAATTCATAACTGGTGAGAAACTGACTGAAACCAATCTTGAAGAAATGTATCTGTCACACAGTAAAGACATCGCCGTTGACTATGACAATGTACTTGCTCCATTTGATAGACTTGTTGATCTTGTTAAAATGAAAGATCATCACTGGTGCAGTCATCATTCTACAAATGGCAGACGTTCAGAAGAGAATCTTGCACCTGGATTTAATCTGGTAGTATTGGATGTGGACGGTGGAACTAAACTCGAAACAGTTAAAATTCTACTCAAGGATTTTAAATACATAATCCATACAACCAAACGTCACACCCCGCATGACCACAGATTCAGAGTAATCATGCCTACCAACTACATTCTGAAATTGAATGACACGGACTTTAAAGAGTTCATGCGTAACATCTACGAATGGCTTCCATTTGACTCTGATACTGAAACTGGTCAACGTGCTCGTAAGTGGGCTACCACAGATGGTTGTGAAGTGTTTACCAATGATGGTGAATCACTTGATGCTTTACTATTTATTCCTCGTACCAGCAAGAATGATGAGCGTCAGAAGATCATCCTCAACCACCAGGATATGACAAGCATGGAGCGTTGGTTTGTTACTAAGATGGAAACAGGTAACAGAAACAATCAGCTGATAAAATATGCTTTGATGCTGGTTGATGCCGGTTATCAATATGTTGACATTGAACTGAAAGTAAACCAGTTAAATCAGAAACTCGAATCACCACTGTCTCCTGAAGAACTAAAGACAACTGTATTTCAAACCAGTTATAAAAAATACATTCAACAGGGAGGACAATAATGATTTGGAATGATTACGAGATAAAAGTAAAAGCTATTCCTAAAGAACAGTTTAATTCTAAAGAATACGTAACAGAACGCATTGGTGTCTTCGTTGGTACGCAAGTTCAAATAAACGTTGAACGAGCACGACTTGTTATAGAAGCCAAAGAAAAAGAATTGGATATCAGGACACGGTACTATGCACAATATAATGCTATCATGGCTGAATACAAAACTAAACTCTATGGTGACTATAACCTATCAGTAGAGATACTTGATATGGCTTACGCTCATGCATACGAAAGAGGCCATTCATCAGGATACTCTGAAATAGAAGGCATCTTTTATGAAGTGATAAGTGATTACGCAAAAGCATACGATCTTGGTTTAAAGGACGGTAGAAATGGTAAATAACAATCTCGTACTCATATGTGGAACAAGCGGAGGAGGCAAATCAGCCTCACTCCGTAACATTCCTGATCCTGCAGGAGTGATCTATCTTAACTGCGAATCTGGTAAACTTCTGCCATTCGCGTCTAAGTTTAAGTCACTCACTATCACTGATCCTATGGATGTATATCAGGCTTTCACAGAAGCTGAAAGTATGCCAGCCATACACACTATAGTAGTTGACAGTGTGACATTCCTCATGGACATGTTTGAGAGCGTCTATGTAATTGGCGCATCTGACACTATGAAGATGTGGGGAGAGTATCAACAGTTCTTTAAGAATCTGATGCAACAGCACGTAGCTAAATCGACTAAGAATGTCATCTTCACAGCCCATACTCTTAACGTACTCAATGAAAATGAAATGGTTGTTGAGTGTAAAGTTCCTATCAAAGGAGCACTTAAGAACAACGGATTGGAAGCCTATTTCTCAACAGTCGTTACGGCTCGTAAGATAAGCATTAAAGGACTGAAGGACTATCAGAATGAAAATCTGATTATTACTCCTGAAGAAGAGATGCTTGGTTTCAAATATGTATATCAAACCAAGATAACCAAGGAAACCATTAACCATAGGATTAGATCTTCTATGGGTCTATGGTCTACTGCTGAAACATTCATTGATAATGATGCTCAGATTCTTTTGAATAGGTTACATAAGTATCATTCCTGATTACACGAACATCCTTGGGGCGATAACAGTCTCCCCTGAAGATATGAGATAAGGCGGCATCCATTGATACCAATAATAATGGTAGGCCATAGAAGGACTCTGGCGAAGGAAAGTCGGTAACTAAACCTGACAGCCTGGAAATAGACAGGAACGCGGTGATAGCACTAGAGAAAGAGATTGGGAGCGAAAGGCAGTGAGACTCTGCGGCTCTAGTGCTTTCATGCATTATTACAGTTTGGGTTACACCCCAAGAACGGAGATTGCCGCGTAAGCAAAGCGTCGTTGGTATAAGGTGTAACCCAATTCAATTTGGATAAAGTGATTGAGGGCATAAGATAGAGGCGGATTCTATTAACTTAGACGGCTGAACAATGAGCGACCTCAGCTTTATCCAAATAAATATGGCAGGGTTAGACAATGCTGAATGATTTCTCCACTCTTAATATAGATTTACGGTGTGTATCTATGAGAGAAATGTATGATACATCATTCAGTCCCGATAGGCGGGAAAACGTCAGGTGAGAGAGAAACTCATCGAGTACGGTAGAATCCGTACCTAGTGGCAATGAGACACTGCTACACAGGGATCAATACTCCAGAAGAAATGCGAGCCTATCAGCCATTATAAAAAAGTAACTCAACTCTTCCCCCTCTCGGAACACATGGGAACGCCTGACAGACTGAAGAGGTCAATGGCAGGACGTGGACTAGGCACGAAGCATGTGGGTTGACCGTGAAACCGATAAGGATACCTAGGAAGCACACGGATGTAGGCGGAGCCTGACCGAAATCTGACGCAACAATAAGTAACAGTACACTTAGGGGCTAAAGAATCTGTGACCTAGCTGGTATCCAGAGTGAATCCAGCAACTAAACTAAAAGGAGTATAAATGATTGAAGCGTACAAAAAAGCAATACTGAACTATGCGAACTTCCAAGGAGTTGCGACACGTTCAGAGTACTGGCTATTCCTGTTGTGCAATGTGCTTATTGGATTCTTTATTGGATTCATTGGAGCATTAATATCACCTAATAGTGTTGCACCTATGACAACACTATATCAATTACTTGTTCTTATGCCATCCATATCTTTGACTGTCAGGCGTACGCATGATTCAAATCATTCTGGCTGGTGGGCATTACTACCAATTGTAAATTTTATCTTTATGTTTTTTCCCTCAGTACCAAGCCGTTACAGAATAATTGAAGTTAACTAAGCAGTAAACATCGTCCGAGATGTTAAACCACAAAGGAGAAACAAAATGGGATTATTCGACAAAGTATCAACCAGCAGCACAGTGAAAGCAGAAGTTGACGTAGTACGTGGTCAGAAGAAAGAGCCGTTGGCATCCAACATTTACAATGCAATAATTAAGTATGCCTACGCAATCAAATCGAAAGGAGGAGCTTTGGGAGTTACAGTTGTACTGACTACTCCTGAAGGACGTGAACTGAAGGAAATTCAGTACATCACATCTGGTGACGCAAAAGGAAACAAAACCTATTACGAGAAAGAGAATGCTGAAACCAAAGCAATGGAACAGTTCTCACTTCCAGGTTTTAATGCTATTGATTCACTCTGTCGTCTGGTACTGGGTAAAGGAGTTCTTGAGTGTGATAACGAAAAACGCACCATCAAACTCTACGACTACGATACAAAAACTGAATTGCCAAAAGAAGTTGATATGCTGATCGACCTCGTTGGCAAACCAGTAGCTGTAGCTGTTCTAAATCAGATTGAAGATAAGACAGCAAAGAGTGCTCAGACTGGTGCTTATGAGCCAACTGGCAAAACCTACTCAACCAACGTAATCGACAAGTACCTTGATGCAGATGATCGTAAGACTGCTCAGGAGAAAGCCAATAACGTTGAAGCCACGTTTGCTGAAGCTTGGCTTACTAAATGGAAGGATCAAGTATCCAACCAGTCCACAACTTCTAAAACGGCTGGACAGCCAGGTGCGCCAGCTGCTACTGGGGAGGTAGCAAAAAAGACTAACCTCTTTGGGTAGTCTGCTAGCTTTATTGGCTCGCATACTTGCTGGCTTGACTAGATTCATTTTATATCCAACTGCAGTAGAGCTACGTTGCATAAACGTAGCTCTACTCGTTGGCAGCAAACCAAAATTACAATTGCCATACACGCCAATGTACCAACCACCTAAAAGGAGAAGATTTATGCAAGTTACTTTGAATCAGGCTGAAATTGAAAAAGCACTTATTAACTATGTAGGACAACAGGGAATCAGTATTACTGGCAAGAACGTGGATGTAACGCTCGTAGCGGGTCGTTCGCCTAATGGTATGACTGCTAGTATTAATATCTCTAACGATGGTGTCACAGAGGCTAATATCGTTACTACTCGTACCTTTGGATCTGCTACTAATAGCAACAATATTAATTGCACTTCCGTAGTTGAAGCATCTGATGTTGCGGGTGAGCCAACACCTGTAGAAGAAGATGAAGCAGTTACTGCTCAGCGTCCTCTGTTTGGTGCATAATGTTCAAAACTTTATTTGATGTTATAAAATCAGCGGTAGTGTTGTTGTTACTCATTGCAGGAATGATGACACTACCATTTTTTATTGTAGCATGTGTTGTTTTACTGGTTGGCTATGGATTATTTGTAGCCATACACGAATCAAGATTGAAGAAGGAGAGAATGAATGAAGCCAACAAAAACAAAGCAAAAACCACAGCCACTGAATAACGACTTTGTTATTGCAGAAATGGTTAAAAAGATAACAGTCATCAAGCCAATCAATACAGGAGCAAAATATGATCATGGCAAAGCAAGACATGATCTAATTACTCCTGAAATTGAAACTGAAATGGCAGAGATTCTTACTCAAGGTGTAGATGAGTATGGTGAGGAATCTTGGAAGACTATCGAAAATCCAATTAAACGCTATACAGCAGCCTTGAAGCGTCATACTAATGCTATGGCAAGGGGTGAATTGATTGACCCTAAATCAGGCAAATACCACGCTTCTCATATAGCAGTTAATGCTATGTTCCTACAGTACTTTCAAAATAAGTAATTTGAGTAATAAAAGTAAAAGGGCTGATCACTCAGCCCTTTTGTTTAATCACCCATAAGCATTTCACCTACATGTTCTAATCCATTCACATACAGTATCTTTGGCCCGCCACTTAATAACGCTGATAGCGGATTACCTATGAATGATAGCATTCCTTTTGTTACGCCTGGTATTGAATTCAAGATATTCTGATTGCCTAACTGGTGACCAATTATGAATGTAGCCAGCGTACTAAATGGATGCTCAGCAACTACATTTTTGATATGTTTCAGAACACGCAACTGATACTTAGTAAACCACATCAAACCAACATTATTAGCATACTCAATCATCCTATGTGTAGGCGGAGCGAAATCAATAAATTCATCGGTGACTTTACTAACTGCATTATCATGTGTCATGCCTTCTTTAGTATAGTGCTTATACAGAACGTATCTGCCAACATAGTCAGTCATTTTAACTGCATTGTTGAGCATACGGTAACCTTCAGTGTCCTCTGTCATAAATATAGTTCTACCAACCTTTTCAACCGTTGGATGCAGTTTACTCAAACCAGTATCAATGGCTTTATTTAAACCAAATTTAAACGGTGACTGTATGTGGCCTGTATCAACGTCATCTACGATTGATGGTAATAATCCAGCTGCTATCATTGCGGTAGATGGGTTAATAGCTATCTCGTTTTCAAGACGTTTAATCTCACGAGTCATATTAGTAACCATGACACTACGCTCAGCAGCACTCAATGACTGCTTAACTGCGGTTACTTCACGTTTCTGTAATAGCACCTGTAACTTACTATTGTCAGCTTGGTAGCGTAATGCACTACTGAATGCTTCTCGTTGCAAAGGTATGATATCCTTTAAAGGAATACCTTTTGACTTGAGATACATGACGTTACTTACATGGTTACCCCAAGTAACAAAGAAGTTACGCACAACAATATTAGCTTTCGTGAGCTTAGTAAGTTGAACCAAGAAATCCTCAATAGTCTTGGCCCTATTAGCTGTACGCCCCAGAACACTTTGCACTTGCTTATCTGAATCCACAAAGGGATTCTCAAAACCTAAAGCAAACTGCATACCCTCCACAACAAGAGACTCGAATACATTTCTCTCTTCCTTCGTTTTACCAAACATTTCACTGATAGAATACTTACGCTGACCAAACACAAGATCAACTATATCCTGAGGTATCATCATTTCATTCTTACCCCAATATGAAAGTATCTGCTGCTTCATTTTAGGTGGGAACATATTATAGATATCACGGTAACGTGCATGATCTGAATGTGGGCCAATCTTTACAAATGACCCAGGATATTTCTCTCTATCAGTATCCCACATATCCTTTAAAGCTATAACCACATCCTGATTTATTTCAGGCGTGACAATTTTATCTACTCTCGTACTAGCCATAGCACCCAATATAGAATCAAACTCAGAGAATTGCTGTAAATATGTATCTTTAGCAAACTCACTCATGACGTATCGCATGTTGGTTATATTACCTTTAGTGTCAAACTTAGGCGTAAGATAATTCTCTCCTAAATCAACACCAGTGGTACGTGCAGACGACTGAAGCATTACTTTTATTTTGGCTTCAGTAGCTCTCAAAACTTTTGCATTATTTGCATCAGCTGCAAATTCAGGATTAACCTGATTGCCTATTTGATGCTGTATATCGTAAGAGTTAACACCTTTAGTTTTGTTCTGCTGAAAGGATACAATACCTTCCTGTAAATCGTTGATCGTACCGCCACCAACGTTTGTGTAGACATAAATAGTATCCTGTACGGGATCAGTTGGATCACGTTTAAGTTCACCATTACGAGTGAACCCTTGATCAGCCAATCTTTGTTCATCATGGATTGTTCCAAATTCCATCTGAACACGACTATTCAGAATAGTCTTTGTGTAACCTTTTTCCATTAGAGCTGGATTGTCATAAAACAGATCAGTCAGTATCTGTTCTTTTAGTAACTTATGACTATTCAAAACATTCTCAATAGCACTGATATCTTCTTTCATCAGATTAGAAATAATCTTCTTGTCAGCCATTTTCATGTAATCCATAGATTTAACAGAAGCAGCTCTATCGAGTAACTCTACAACCTGGCTGAATGTACTGTCAGTAAGTGAACCATCAAAACCAGTCTTATTCATTAGTGCTAGATTATTAGCATTACGATAATTGACACCTTGCTTGAAGCTGTGTCCTGTGATCATTCCATAAGCAAGGTCAGTAACTCCACCTTCAAAGAAAGTCATATACTGCTTTATACGCGCAGGATTCTTAATAACAGGAGTGAGCACTGCTTGGATTTCACCCAAGAGTCTATCTACCTCTGCCTGTCGCTGGACTTTATTGTCAATGAAGCCTCGTATAACCTGTAGACTGTTCTTGTCCAACAGAGAGCTTATATCGCCTTTAAGTAACGTTTTACCCATAGCTGATTTTTCATGGCTTTCAAGTTTACGCTTAAAGTACTGATTTAGAGTATCTCGTATGACCTGAGCCACATCATTTTTAGCTCCATCAAGAACTAACTTACGATTGCCAAGCATGTCATAGAAAACTCTGAAACGCTCAGTCACACCTTTCATCTCATTGAAAAGTGTAGGTACTATTCCTTGCTCTTGATCGTTATACCAAAGCATAGCCAATCGCATTTGGTGACCAATCATATTGTCAACTTCAGGAAGCTTCTTAAGCTCAGCCATCATCTTACCGATAGCTGTTGTACTCATGACCTTAGAAGCAACATCCTTAATCTTGTTATCCATTGTTACACCAAAAGCAGTTGTTTTAGCTTCAGCCTCTCCAGCTGCTTGGAATAACACATTGGCTTGTTTATTCTCTATAAGAGACAGAGCCTTGACTAGATTCTCAAGCTCTACAGCTACATTGCTTGAGTGCTGTTGGTGATTAAAAGTAGTCTGAACAAAATCCATGATCTTAGTAAAGAGATTGACTATTGTGGTTTGAATATTCTTTTCAAATATACCTAACAGACCCTGGCGTTTCTTGATCATTTCAGGAGTAACAGATAACTTATCCAGCTCACGCTTAAAGTTTTCGTTGGTCATACCAAAAGAAAGAAATTCATCTAATGCTGCAAAGCTTTTATCTGCACGTTGAACGGGGTTGAATACGTAATCCCAACGAGCCTTGGCAGCCACGATTTCATGTGCATTAGCTGCATCAGTAAGATCAGCATTTGGATCATTCATAAATACCCTAAAAGCATTGTTGCCGTAGGTATCTTTGAATGAGTCATAAGCCAAGTTATACAGATCTGAAACCTGATTACGTAACTCAGCATTCTGATTCAAACCAAAATGAGTAATGTGATGGATTAACTCATGGGCATAGACTTCAGCAGCTGACATTCTAATACCCTGAGTAAGCATACCAGGAGCAGGAGAACTACTCTGATTCTGTCTCTGAATATAAATCTTTTTACCAGTGTCATCCAATTTATATAAACCACGAGTGTCTTCCAACAATGACTTATGCTCAGCTATGAATACTTGTACAGGAGTCATTACACGAGCTACGATGTCATTCAGAATACGCTTTAGATCCGCAACGTGTTCAGGTGAATTCTGTACACTGGTATGAGCTGCCTGATTGTCTAGTGCAAGAATGCTGTCAAATTTATCCACCACATTCTGAGAATCTATATTCTCCGTGTTAGGACGATTGGTTATTGGATCAACATAGTCATTCTCATTGGTTGATGTATCATTAGCAGATGATGCAAAGAACTTTTCTTGACCAAGATCTTTTAGAGAATTTATGTCTATATTAGTATTCTCAGCATCCATAGTTAACACTGAATTTGGTTTAACATTGCCAAGTTTTTTATCATCAGCAAATAATGTCTTACTTGGATTTGATGGCTCAATAGTAACACCAATACCATTTAAAGGATATTGAGCTGACTGAGTTATATTGCCAGTTATTTCCTTTTTATTATTGGTTACTTCTTCCGCCATATGTTTTGCATCAAATGTTACTCTATTAAACAGGTTATCCAACGCTTCTTTATTTTCTGCCTCAGTATTAGTTTCACGAAACCCAGATACTTCTCTTAAGAATTGCTGTTGAGCTGCTTTGTAAGGTATTTCATCACCAGATTCTCTAGCTTCTTGTCGTATTAAACCAACTTCCATTCTTACTTCTTCTTTGGAATATCCGTATGTGTCAAAGTTGACAACGTTATCTTTGAATAAAGCTGCAATAAGCTCAGGTTGGCTAATATCATTTGATGAAATAGCATTCTCAAGAGTTTGTTTAAGTTCCATTTCTGTATGCATATCAAACATAGCCTGACCAAGGCTGTAGTTAGAAACTACGTCAAAGAATCTTTGATTTGCACTATCTCTAACAGCTTCACTATCTTTGATACTATGAGGGAAACCGTCATGGGCATTGAGTATATCTACTCCTTCAAGACCCATTAGATGATTAGCTACCATTGAGTCAATCATCTGAATAGATCGAACCATAGCTGAAGCACCTACTTCTTTTAGGTAAGGAATACTGTCAACGTAACCCGTAAATGGAGATAAACCAGATTCTGCAGTATATGATTGTGAAACCGTAGCTGCATCAGAATAGTCCTTAGTTTTGTTACCCGCGTTATCTTTTTGCCTACCTACCTCAGCCAGTGTTAAATAACTATGGTCATTATCAGTATTATCAGGAGTTTTAATCTTTGGAATAAGATGTTCTATACTTTTAAGAATTACTTGTAATTGAGCATTAGTTATACGTCCAACATCTTTCTTTTCAACCATTACACCTTTAGCTTTAGCCTCTGCAGCATTAGCAGCAATCTGCGCGTCTACTTTAGATTTCAGAACTAAATTGTAAACTGTAGCTGCTCTTTGAATAAGAGTATTAAATGGCTTACGGGCTTCAATGACAGGCGCATAAACTGTGTCAATGGCGTCTTCCATTGCCTGACCATAAGTTTCTCTGGTTGCTTTAGTTATAAGTTTGATGGCATCTTTATCTAATTTAAACTTTTTCAGTTTATTAATATCCAGGTTGCCATTAGTCATATATTTAGCCAAAGACATTTCTGAACTTGGCTTACCATCATGACTATTGGTAAGAACGGCTACAGATTTAAGTATTTTTTTAAGATCAGCCTCTACTATATCTTTGGATTTATTATCAACTACGCCTTTAATGACTTTTTCAATACCACCATAAATGCCGTCACTAATGACGTTCTCTCCGGTCAAGATCATATTCTGTTTATTGATGCCAGCACTGTACATAGTCTGCATTGTTCTTGGCTTAGCAAGTTTACGAATAAGACTATTGATAATGCCTTCATTGACTATCTCACCCGTTTCTTTGTCAACATGTTCTGTGAATCTACCAAGTAAGGTTTCCAGAGCCATTGAATAATTATATTGTCTGTTGGCCTTATTACGAACGTCATCTTTTAGTGTTGAGTTTTTACTGTCAAGACGTAATTGCTTTTTCATTTCAGCTATCTTCAACGCCCATTGCTGAGCCATACGTTGATAAGCATCATTGAGGTTATACTGACCAAGTAGTTTATCAAGATTTGGTGCTGTTTTACGTCTATCAATACTCATACCGCCCATAGCCAAAGATGCTAATACTTCGCGCTTATCTGCACTATCTGGTATCAACATCATAATTCCAATGATAGGGCCATTACTTACACCATCTATTTCATTGTACATATCGGTTTTGAATAAACCTTTACCAGGGTCTTCAGACGACTTATAAGCCTCGTAACGAGCATACTCAACCAGACCCTTAAGACTATGTAGCTTTTCTTTACCAGCGACTACACCGGCTGCTATGGCACTCTTTTGAGTGTCATTCATAACGCCTGTAGCCTGATAGGTTTGAATTGCTTTTATGGCATTAGCAAACACATCTTTTTTAAGTAGATCTGTTAGTTGAGTTAATTGATTATCAACACCACCAACCTTACCTGATTCAATACCAAAGGATAAGGCAACTGCTTGTAGAAATGCATTGTCAGTGGCTTTATCTGTTTTTGGATTAAATTCAGTAAGCCACGAAGTAGGACTAAATAGATTCCTGTGCATCTTTGAATTCTGTGGATTAAGATTGCCAGTTTGAATCATACGCATATTGTTCATAAACTTTGCAGCTATGTAAAATAAAGTATTTTGGTTTTCTGTCTTTCTTAAATCAGCTTGCCTCATCCAAGCTTTTAGATTCTTGAGGTCACGCTGAATACCTCTGTTAGCACCATCTACACTCTTATTACGGGTTTCTAGCAAATGCGTATCGTCAACCATACCAATGATAGCATCTAAAGCAGAACCCTCTCCTAGAGCCTGAAACACATCCATTGAATGCTGACTTGCATCGTATGCAACATCCACATTCTTTTTAAGATTTGCTGTTTGTTTCTTGCCAACAGTACCATTTCTGCCTATAGGAGCGTTATCAGGCATAAATATTTTAGACCATGAAAAGTTAGTAGCATCTGACTCATTGTCGAACAATTTATCAAACGCACCTGGGGCATTACTCATATGTTCTTCGCCAATAGTCATATGAGTTGGAGTGTCATATTTATGATCACTCACCAGTTTTAGAAACTTAGCGGTAGATTTTCCATTCTTACCTTCATTCTTAGGATCACTATCAAAAGCTCTTTGCTCAGCTGTTTGAGGATGGAACACTTCACCAGTTTCCAGAGTCTCATTATTTTTAAGAGCTTCAATACCTCGTGTTCCGTCTTCTTTACCCGTATAGACTTCTTGGCGTTCAAAGTATGGTTTACCGTTTTTGGTCTTCATTGTTTCCATAGCTGCTATAGCCATGAAACCAAGAGACATCTCAAGACGCGCTTTGGCATTCATATCAGATGTTTCAGTTGGCTTAATAGACATACGTTGTAGTATCTTTGAACCAAGTTGTTTAGCCAAAGCCTCAGCAGGTACTCCTAATTTCATTAAATGCTCCACTAGACTATCAGGCATTGGTTCATCTTTACCATAACCCATCAAATCTCGAAGAGATTCCGTAGTTTGACCAGTAGCAGTAGTACCGTTAGTATGAAGCCATTCATACATTGTAGCAGCCATAGCTGTCTTAGTAGGTACGTCAAGCTTGCTAGTGTATGTATTACCTTCATAGGTGACTGATGCAGGTTCTTTTGGATTAGTTGCATCACGAAATGGTAGATACTTAATCATATCTTTAAAACGATAGAATCTATCGCCTTTAGGCTCAAAGATCTGTTCAATAGTTTGTTGGAATGGTTTATTAAAGTTGTCATTGAAATACTTGATAGATGCTATTTCTTTATCTGAAATATCATTTTCACGCAGAAGGGTAGACTTAAGCGCATTGGTTACTGAACCAACTCTTTGAACAATGTTCTTGAGAAGTTTCTTTAAACCAACAGGCTCAAACTGGTTAAGCTCGTTGTTCGTGTCTTCTTCACGATTTGTGTATGAATAAGCTACAGAGGACTTAATAGCCTCCTGTTGAGCACTTTTTATTACTTGGTCATACTGATCTTTAAAAGATTTCTTTTGACTCTGTAAGTCTTCTACATGCTTCTCAAGTAGCATTGTTTTACCATTTCGTACTTGATTCTGTATTTTGGTATTAAGTTTATACTTGAGCATATTCATATTTAAACAGGATTGTGACATAATACACTCCCAATGGTTAAATTTAGAAAAGGCTTCCTTACGAAAGCCTTTTCAGATTAGATTAATACGAAGTGCCTAGCACTTTTTCCCGCCACCTTTTTTCTTAGCCATTTGAAATCACCACCTTTATAGTTAGTAACAGCTGTATAGTATATATTACGTAATATGGCAATAATTTATGTTGGAGATGTAGGCCATACTGGATTGTATGGATCACATGTTTCAGGGAAATCTCTAAGAGCTTGACGATATATTACCCATTCTGCTTTTTTCTCTGGGGTGAGGGGTGAGTCAGAACCTTGTGTCCAATCGCATTTAAACAATAAATTATTACGAATCTCTTTATATCTTGAAATTAAATATTCGTTTTCTGTTATGTCTATATTTTTCCTAATTATCACACTCATCGTTTTGTCCCTAAACCTACCATAGATGCACGAATAAAATCTAAATAGTTGTACTGACCCGGTCTTGAATTTGAATAAGTAAATTGCAGGGTATAAGTCCAATTACCTACTCCGGGTGAATCATATAATGTTAAAGCACCAATCAACTGCTCAAGCGGAGGTATATCAGGATAGGTACAAACCGCTGTTTGCTGAAATAACATGGCGTTTGGCGTACCAATAATCTCTCCGTTTCTACAAAATTGTGCTGTTACGGTATACGAATTACTTAATTCAATTCCATTTGAGCTAGCCATACAACCAGCATTTATCATAAAGCTGGCATTTAAGATTACTCCGTATGCTTTGCCAATGGGCATATCAAATTCTATGGAAAGTTTGTTGATAGAATGAGATAGATCTTCCCAACCCGAAATAAATATATCATGGTTGGTAGCAGTGTAATCATGACTTTCTAGTGGAAAAGTTACAGCATTACCCTTTATCTGCAACGTATCAACACCCAAGTCTCCTGTGGATATCTTATCGCCATCAATAGTCGTCTGGGTCGGTCTAGTCCAAATATTTGCCGCCATATTGACAGCACCCTTAGCTTTATCTGCTATAGCATTAAGTAGTGTCTGTCTGGTTGAGTATACATTAGCAAATTTACTTCTAAAAACAGTTCCATCAATTACTACGTTACTGCCTGGTATAGTACCAAAACCAGTAAGCCCACTGATATATGTGGTAAGATCTGATACGGCAGTGCCATACGCAGTGTTTTCAGTTGTTATATGATACGTTGAAGCAAGTTCTGCTATTCCCTCCACTTCGTTAGCGAGCGTGTTGTATTCTAAAAGTGCTGCCGGTTTTTCACCTGGAGTAATAATATTGTTAGAGGCGATGTCTGTTAATGTATTTAATGCTGCTGTAGCATTTGCACTAGCATTAGCGAGTATTGTAGATGCTGTGCTATCAATATCAGCTAAACTTGTTGGCTTATCTGTAAGATGAGCATACCCAGCAGACCCGCTACTAAAAGTCACTTTACCCGTAAAATCAAAGACACCACCATCAAAACTAAATTTATTATTTGCATCTTGTGCAAATTGAAATGTTCCGTTTTTATTAATTCGCCACCCAGCCGTTCCTATTACAAAATTTGAGCTTTCTATGTAATTACCTATTTTAGCGTTAGTAATATTTCCATCAGTAATCATTGCAGTTGTGATTGTTGCGTCAGCAATCAAGGCTGAATTTATATATACTTGCCCATCTGTGACAATAAATGGCACTGCTTGCTCAAGAGGATCATCAGGGTCAACTATTGAAAATCTGTCGGCCAGTATAATAAAGTCTGCATTCTCTCCATCGTTGGCTAAACCAAATCCAGCAATGTGACCATTAACATCAGTCTTGAGAGTATATTGAGCGTATAGATTGGCTTCAACTAGTTTCCAGTGAGATGCATTATCAGGCGGAAATAAGCCAATATTAGGCGGATCAGTAAGCTTGGTAATGCATTGGTATATCTTTCCACTATAAGTGTCTGTAAGACCGCCTATCATGGCAGACTCACCTTTTTGGTATTCCTTATTATCTACCCATAAAGGTGCAATGGTTTGTGCTCTGACTTGTGATTCTATTTGTAAGGCAGCACTTAAATCTCCAAGTGAATTACCAGTAGATGCAATAAGCGTTTCAACATGAGTAGCTATAGCTCCATCTAGATTTGCGGTTGTTGTGTATTCATCTAATGTAAGAGCTATATTATCTCCTACTGAGGATAATAAACCATCCCTTCGTGTAGCCCATGCTGCGTCTGCAGTAGCAGTAGTAGAGTAATCAGCAAAGATTCCTGCGAGGCTATCTGTTGTTACAGCTAGTGACACCGCATTATTTAAATCCCAAACGTCACTTTCAATAGTACCAATTCTATCAATACGGCTAGCCAAGTCACCAAATAACTCTGTGGATTTAATCTGACCAGTTAATTTATTGATAAGATACTCAGTAGTGATCAAATCAGTTACTTCATCATTAGTAGGCGTATGACCGTCCTGACCCTTTTCTGTAGCATATTTGACTATAATAGGTAAGTCAGTATTAGATACAATAATTTGAGCGTTCTGGGTCAGATTAACTACATCAGGACTATCCAATACAGTAATGTTAGACCTATTCTGTACAAGTACTACTGGACGATCTTGTTGTATCAAAACTAAATCGTTCATAGAGGATTCCGCACAGAGATATGAAATTGATCAGAAGTCTGACTTCCTGAGATATCTGATCTCATCAGTTCTGCTAGATAACCACCAACAGGTAACCCACCGAAACCAATAGATACTTCTCCACGAGGCCCGTCAACAACTGTACCAGTCAACGTAGTAGTTGTTGGAGTTGTAGCAACTCGACACACAACAGTACTGGATGTAAGATCCACAACCACAGTTTCACCAGCAGGGCCAATTGTATTTTGATACTGTATAAGAGTAGATCTTGAGTCACCATGAACAATATTTAGAGTGCCAGTCATATGTTATCCTTTAACACATTTGATTTAACACATTTGAGAATGTCATTAGCTTCATCTATTTGTGAATCTATATCAGCAATTGCTTCAGAGTACAATTTCATAATTGGTTTACCGTTAGCGTCTACTCCTACCTGTATTTCAATATCACCTATGTTATCAACAGCTGACAAGTTATCTGCTACTTCAACTGGAGCTTCAGTTACTGTTTCAGGTTGAACCTGTGGAGCAACAACCTCATCAGATGTAGGTGTTACTATTGCTTCTGGTTTTGCGGTAGTCTCAGGAGCTGTTTGAGCTTCTTTGGTATATGTAATTGGTTCCAGACCAATATCCTGTCTAGCTTTATTTATAAGTTCATATACCTTCTCTATTCCAGTATTTTTAAATGCTGCTTCTGCCTTGGCAATCGCTTCGGTTTGAGTAGTATAATGACCGCCCATACGTTTGCCAATAGATGTTTCATATACCGTATAACCAAGCCCATCAGCTTTATGAGCCATGAATTTAAATTCAGATAAGCCATGAAACTCAATAAGTCTACCTTTAGTTTCAACTACCTCACCGTCTGTATTTTCATAAGAACCAACAACTAGTCTGCTGTTAGGTTTAAATCCAGCTTTGGTTGATCCATAGTCGCCTGTTTCTGTTTTACTAGCGGCGGTGACTGTTTCGGTATCTCCTTCAGGTTTGACAGTAGTTTCTGTTTGAATAGGTTTGCTTGTTTCATTTTTGCTTCCTTCATTAGCTTTATTGGATTTAATCCAAGCTTCTTTATATTTAGTACCTAACTCAGTAATATTATCCAAATAATCCTGATGGTCGTTATTCTTTTTGGCAGCTTGATAAATATCTCGTATTTCTTTCAAACCTTTTTCAGTTACGTTGCCAGTTTTCAATTCAGCCTGTAATGCAGTTAATCTCTTCTTGCCAGTTTTTTCTACTGGCTTTTGTGGAGTGTCAACTACAGGTTTACTTTCCACAACAGGTTTTGTAGCAACTGGACTTGTCACAACAGGAACAGATTCTGTAGGCTTAATATTAGAGGCTGTAGGAGCTGTTTGAGCAACAGTGCTAGTACTTGTATTGGTTTTATTGGATAACGTCTTAAATAGACTCTTAGCCAGTTTAACCTCACTATTTAAAGCAGCAGCCTCCTCCTTGATGTTACCTATTAAAGGATTTGCTCCTAAACCAGATCTTTGATCAATTACGAATGTTTTACCTACTGCTTTTGCTTTGGCTTGAGCCTCTGCGTAAGCCACTTGATGCTTTGCTGATAATGGAACACCTTTAGTTACATGGTCATATACAGCCTGAACCATTTCAGCTTTTGCAACATGAACATCACGAAACTTTTCTAAACCATTCAATTCAGCAGTAGCTTTTGCAGTATTATTAACCTGCGGGTTAAGGAAATGAGTTATACCCTGTATATAAGAATCAATACCTTTAAAGTCAGATCCTTTTATACCGTGATAAATGTCATTGCTAACCTCAGCAATAGTTTTACCTGTGGTATTAGATCTAGTAGCTTTTTCTTCAATGGCTTGACGTATTGCACTGGCTTCTTTCTTATCAGCTAGTAAAGCTTTTACATCTGTGTCTAAGTCAGGTCTTTTGATAAGTTCATCAATGTTATCATTAGTTAGTTCATTCTTGTGAGCACTTGACCCAAACGACACGCTTTCAACAATCTGCGATTGTGTCGCGGTCTTTGGGTCAAGTGTCACAGCATCTCTTTCCTTGTTACGTTTTGCTTGAGCGTTGGCATATATGATGTCAACGAAACCATTCAATTTCTCTACTCTGGCTTCTTGCTCAGGCATCAATTTAGTTAAACCATCAAACTCAACTTCCTCAACTTTTGAAAGTGTCTCACCACTCTCAGTTTTACTAGCCAGTTCCTGAAGTCTTGTCATGGTTTCCAGGTATGATTTACGCTCGTGTGCTTCTATCTCTGAAGCTTTATTATAAGCATCTGGAGTGTCATACTTAGTAAGGATCTCTGTGGCTTTGATTGGATTATAATTTGGATTAGCTGGATCAGACATTTCTACATGAGTGTCATCAGTATGCTCTATGGTTGCTATATCCTTTTTGTAATTAGCGTCAGCCTGAGTAACATTCAATTTATTGGCTGCAACTAGAGATTCCTTTTGAATCTTAGCCATAACCTTACTCTCAGGTGTAGCACTTAAGATATTGCCTACAAATGACTTGGTTTTATCAGCAGCTATTTTTGTTCCAAAAGCTGCTCTGTCAACAACTGCACCTAAAGGGCCAGAACCAACACCACCAAGTAATTCATTGGCTAGGTTGGTAAATGTAAGTGGTTCACCTATTGAAGATGTAGCTATTGCTTCTGTTGCTGGTTCACTTAAAGCTTCACCAGTCGCATGACCTGCAAAATGACCTAGTTTAGATTTAAAACTGTGAGCCGACATTATTGCAGAAGCAACTTTGTTAACTTCGTTTTCAGTATATTTTTCTACAGCTACTCCACTAGCTTTAGCCGCAATTGTTATAGCAGTTTGATCACCCGCAGCTACGATGATTCTGGCTTTATTTAAAGCTGCACGAGCAGGAGCACTAAATACTCGACCTAAGCCAGCACCTAATGCAGTATCTGCTGCTGCGAGAGTAGTTGAATAAGTTAATGCCTTTTCCTGCGCTGATTGAACCCATTCTTTATTCTGAGCCAATAATGCTAGGTTTTGCTTGGTAGGTGGTAATCCTATAGATTTTAATTTATCTTCGGCCAGTTCCAAGAATTTAGATGATAATGCATCTCCAGATTCAGCCGCAAACATACCAGCACCAGCACCTATGGCAGTACCTAAACCAGGAACTACACTACCAGCTGCTCCACCTGCTGCAGCTCCAGCAGCTATGCTTGTCATGGATGAAATGGAATCAGCACCCACATTGATTACACCGCCTGGATTGGCAACCAATTCAGGTACAGCTGCAACCATTGCTTTAACACCATCCCATGACCAGAAGCCGTTCTTCTCTATTTTCTTTTCAACATCTAATAGAGTCTTGGCTACTGCTTTATCTTCAGAAGTATAAATACGTCCTTTTTGTTTTTCAAAATACTTACTAGCGTTATTAGCAAAACTCGAACCTACTGAACCATCTTGATTTAAAGCATCACCAGTTATAGGTAAACGACTCACTAAGTCTTTATGCGAATCAAGTACCTTTGTGAATAAATTAGATAGATATCCACTATTATCAGAATCTTCCTGTTTTGCAGCAGCATCTATATTTACTTTATTATATTCACTTTTATAAGCAGTATTAGAAAGAACATTATTAAAGGCTTCCCTAGTAAGTGCTTTATCTTCAGCAGACGCATTCTGATAAGTTTTATCATTACCATACATTCTATTAAAGCTAAGATTAGCTATTGCCTGTTGCGTATCCGCATCAGCACTATGCCATTCAGGGGTATCTGAAACTATAACATCAGCCATTAGTTATTCCTTTTAACTTTACGCTTGCTGAGATTTATAGCTACTGCGTCAACACCATCTCTAAGAGCTTCATATATAACTTTATTTCCTGCGTCATCGTTTCCAACATTTCCTGGGTTATTTGTTTTTTGTCCTAAACCAGCTGTGCCAAGACTTGAATCTGCTTTCATAACAGATAGAATCATTCTTGGAGATACATCATATTTTTTAGCAGAAGCCATAACCATTTTACCAGTGATATCACTCTTAGGAGCAACTCTTTTAATATAGTTATCAACATCTACATCTGTTTTTACGTCAGGAGTTGCATTATAAATGTTGCTAACTCTATTAACATGACCTTCTTTAGTAGCGTAATTTTTTATGTTATATCCACCAACTATACCTCTTTTAGCGTCTGTAACATTTCTTACTAGATCACCTTCGTTAGTAGAAGCTTCGGCTGTAGATGCACCACCACGCAGTTTTTCAATCATTTTTACGTCATTATCTGCACCTACAAATTTACTTACAGTTTTTTGAGGATCTTTTACAAAATCAACAACTCCTGACAGAAAGTTTCTTACAGGAGATTTACCGGTAATAACATTATTTATTACAGCTTCTGTTTTATCATCAGTACGCATTTCATTTACTGGTTTACTGGACTTATTACCGGCAGCACGATTAGGAGTAGTTGCTGATGCATCAGGATTAGGAGAAGCTGGTACAACAGTAGTTGTACCACCACTACCACGTAAATCTTTAATTCTCTTTGCCTCTGCTGATACCTCTGCTGTAGTAAATGGAAGAGTAGGTTTAGCAACTTCAGTCGGTTCTTTAGGATTCGCAGTTTCACCAGCAGTTTTATTACCGAAACCCATAGCCTTTTTAAACTGAGCATAAGTTGTATCAATACTTTCTGATGTCAAAGGATCAATTACCGATCTACCTCTACTCAACTGCTCATCCCTACCAGCAGCAAACATGTTCTTTCTTAGCGTTACACCATCTTGTAACGCTTTGGCTTCAACCTCAGATACATTAATATCTGCAGCAGTTGCTGCTTTAGTAAGAGCTACTTTATTTTTATAATTTTCAGTAAGTTCAGCAACTCTTTTATTAATTTTATCGAAACCAATCTGATTTAAATCGTTACCAAAGAAACCACCACCATCGTAAGCTTCTTGAAATGATTGTAGTAGTATTGCATCAGCTTCTCCCGGAGGAACCATTTTACCTAAACTTTCACGAATTGTTCTTAACTTGCCAGATTCACTAAATGTACCTGCCCATTTTTCAATAGGATTATTAACAATATTGCCAAGTTGATTTACAATGGATTGACTGAGGTTGCCTTTAGCATCCATCAAACCACCAGAAGACTCTACGGCTTTAAGATACTTATCCTGTACCCCGTTACTTAAAACTAATTTTAATTGATCTTTTAGAACTATAGATTTATTTTTTGCATCATTGACTCTACGAGTACCTTCTATAGCATAAGCATCATTGTAATCCTTCATTACTGTAGTTTGATATTGAGTGAGAGTACCTGCTTTCTCTAGTTCAGCACGTAAAGCTTCACGAGCTTTTGGTTTTTCACTCTCTGGTAGATCAAGTATGGACGCTTCAATAGCCAACATACCTGCGTCATGTCCACCAGATTTTTTAGTCTTAGGATCAATCTCAGCAGCTGCATTTAAAACATGATTAACTCGTGACTCATGTTCTTGAAGTTTAGCCGTATTTATGTTCTGAACCTCAGTGGCTTTCTTTGCTATATATCCTGGCAGCTGCTCATCAGCGAACCCGTTAGTAGCACCCTCACCTATAAGAGTGTTCTTAAAGGCTGAAGCTGCTTTGAGAGGGTCACGACCACCTTCTGTTGTTAAGAAACCATCAGCATTACGAGTGGCTAATTCTACAGCCTTCTTTTTAAGAATATCTGTTTGATCAGTTATGGTTTTACTAACTGTACCCATATCAATCATATTACCAAATTTCTGTTTGATAATATCCTGGTCTTCAGGTGTTGTTAACGCGGCATTCAAACCACCGGCTTGTAACTTATCCTTTAGGTAATTTTGAACATTATTAGTATTTTCCTGCTGATACTGAGCTTCTTGGTTTGTCATCAAACCTTTGATGCTACTAAGTATATCAGTCATATTAGACTTTTGGGCGTTTATACCAGCTTGCATTCCCGCAGAGGGATCAGAAACTGTAGCACCATATTTTTGATATTGCGGTTCTGACATAACTGCCCCTTGTTAGAATGAGTTTTTAACGCCCCAGTTTTTCATATAGTCAGCACGTCCTGCATCATTCGCTGTAGTACCATACATGATACCTTTAGACGCTTCTAGCCTACGACCTTCACGCTCACTGTTTCTTCGATTTAAATCATCAGCAGAGTTCATAAAGTCTGTTTTCTGTAAAGCCATCTGATTGCCATAATAACCACGCATAAAGTCATTTTGCTTCTCTTGGTTAATAGCACTATATACGCCTAGACCTACCTGAGCAGCTCCTAGAGCCATTCCACCTTTACCCTTCATATCAAACCAACCACCTTGAGCTTCAGGCGACCCTGGCGTGGCAGCTCCGGTTATGTGATTAACGCCATCCGTATTTACACCGTACTGATTAACACCCTTCCACCAATCTCCCATACTAACATCGGATAGTGGTATATTTTGTAGCGGAACACCGTTTAAGGCTGCTTGCGCTCCACCTTGCGGTAAAAATCCTAAACCCATATTAGTTTTTTTAGGATCAAAAAGATTAGTCATATTATCCTCCTACACTCTAAAGTTTGAACCATACATATCTTCTGTTACCAAACGTGGTAACTTTAATCTATTGCTGAAATAATTTGGAATCTCTTCATGTAGTATATACATGGTATTTTCAACTAATCCAAGAGTTCTTTGTATGAACGCATCAGGAGTCTCGCCAAGTACCATTCTAAATTTAACTGGTTTTACATATGACAAAGGATCTACGTCATAAGCATTCTCAAGTAGATCTTGTTTGGCTTTCAATTCTTCTCTAGCTTTATCTGCTACTGTAGTAAACGCTTCATATTCATTTGCTATATCTTTTGCTTCTGCAATAAGAAATTCATTGGCAGCTGATATTAAAGCCATGCCCATCTGTAAAGCGGTCTGAGCTGAACTCAACAGATACGTCTTCATGATGTCTGCAAGTACTCCGTACTGCTGACTTATCACAGCTATGGCAGTTAAAAGGATTGCTCCTATAACTCCCCATTGAGCACCGTATTTAACCACAATCCATTTAGCTGCATAACCCATAGCCATACTTACTAAGACTGGTACTAGAATCATCATGGCTGCTGCAGCATATGCACCAGCCACAATATTGGCACATAACGTAGCCCACCAGGCTGTCATTGTTCCCCATGACGCTATCGTTACAATAACCAATATTATAACCATAACAATAATAACTACAAATTTAAACCAACCTTCCTCGTACCATTCAACTTTAGTTTCAACAACGCTGTTTATGACCATCAGTGTGCCATCTGTATATAAGGCATTACGACTGATTGTAGACATAGAATTAGCAATGCTATACTGAATGGGTATTATAAGATTATGGTTTTTAGAATCAGTTTTGACTGATCTGATACCAGTCGCAATAGCTTTGTCACCATATATATAATTAGTCAAAACAAGATTACTAACAGTTATACGTCTAATTAACGTTTTGCTTATCTTGGTGTCTAAAACCAACTTGTCAACTAAACCAAGTTGTATGGATTTAGTTGTAGTTCCCATCTTTGCTACATCTAACATGCCTTCCAAGATTTCAGATGTAACACTATCATAAGATAACTTTAGATTTAAACCATACTCTAAAAAGTCAATTCCTGCTGAGGCAGATATCTTATAGTTTGAGTAAGCATTTAACTCATGTACTCGATTAAAGAATAAATTTAAATACTGTAAACTTTCTGATTGAACTGTCTGTAGATCAACACCAAACATAACGTAAGCATGATCAATATCGCCCACACTAGGATTATTGTTTATTTGTGTGCCTAAATACTCAAACGGCATACGTAATATATTGAGCAGTCTTTTACTAGTTTTATATAAAGACGTATCCTTTAAAGACACGTCAGTTAGATCAACATTATTATATCTAATAGGAATTACAGGAAGAAAAGTATCTTCTTTAAACTTAGTAGTTGGTTCTGTTAACTCTGGATATAGACCAGTTGTTAAGTTGCAAAACCAAGTATATTTAGTTGGTAAGACTAAACCATCTTTGTCATATTTTTGATATATGGCGTAAAAGCAAAGAGTATCTGCTGGTAATATAAATGTATTTTCTAACAGTACTGATTCAGAGTGAGTTGATATATCTAAAACCCAATCAATAACTGTATCAACAATAAAACCATCTGTGTCATATATTGAAGTGTAGGTTTTAACATACACATCGTATGCAATTAATCCATATAAATCATCAACATTTAAAGTAATTGAATTTAGCATCACCTTGTATACTTCGGTGTCTGTGTAACCAGGATAGTTTAAAACTATATTGTTTGAAGAAGAGTACTGACGTGTAAGAGTTAAAAAACGAATTACTCTAAGTTTGTTAGAATACTCCTCGTATCCTGACTCTAAACAAACAACACCCTTAGAATAACCAATATTTATTTTTATAAGGTTGGCTAACTCTACATCAGTTAGTATGTTTGGTTGAGTGGTTTTACCTGTAGGAAGTTTTAAATCATAATCTTTTTTGGCATAGTTATAACCATTGTTCATAGGTATACTTATACCACTGACAATGCTTTTAAGAATGTTACTGGTTATACTTTCATCACCTATAATAGACGCATATACACTGCTACCTAAAGGATTCTTAGGTGCTATAGCTAAATGCATAGCAGATGTATATACGTCTATCTTAGTGCTCATTTAGTACCTTATGAAGGTGTAGGTGTTGCTGGAGATATCTTTGCACCTTCACGAACTTTATTTAGTACAAGTTTTATTTCTGCTTCATTTAATCCAGCAGGTACTGTACCCGCGCTACCAGCGTCAGTACTAGCACGAACTGACCAGGTATCAACCATAATCTTAGCTAGTTTCTGCTCAGCATCTCTATCAAATCCGTCAGTCTGCTTAGCAAATAGAGCACATTGTCTACCAACTACACCAACAGAATTCAAAGGTGTTATTTTATCAAATATGGTTCTTTCAGCAGCAGTTGAATTGATGCCAATAGTTGTCGGAATAACATTACTTGTCTGAGCCAATTCAGTAGCAGTTTTCTGAGCCAGTAATGCATTCTCAGCTAGTGTCTTAGAACTAGCATCAGCCATTGCAGCATCTCTATTTTTCATCTGATTAATGGCATCAGCAATAGAGACACGCAATTGATCTATCTGAGCACGAGCTTTACCTAGTACAGGAATCCTGCCTTTAGGTGCTATATAGACCTCTGTGGAGGAGTAACTATTGGATGTAAGGATAGGTTCTAAAGCCATGCCGCTGCTCCTTCTAACGAGACTAAAGGATCAATAGGTGTTGTTACATCAGGCACGTAATTGAATCCTAAACCTTCAGGAATACTATCGCACGTATTAGATAATTCAGTTACTGTCTGCTGGCGTACTAAACCAATCTGAGCATTAAGCAGATTAACCTGTTGTGCGTTCATAAGAAATTGTACAGAGGTTTGGAGCACTGCTGTCAGTGCTCCTAGATAAACCGTAGTGTATTCTTTACCTGTTATTCTCTGTGCATCATATTCTTGTTGAAGATGTAATTTGGTTGTTCGCATTAAAGCATCAAACACACCAATACCATCAAGAGCTTCAGTAGTTAAACTAGATAAGGGCATACCAAAACTAGGCTTAGGATCGACTAAACCACCTTCAGCATTTGTCAGCTCTTTGGTTGTTTTATCCCAACCAGCTGGATTCATATCTAATGGTTGTAATCCTAACGTCATGATATACCCCTTTATTTATTTGTAATCAACTGACGCTGAGCCAGGTCTTTTAACTCTTCTGCTGACAGTGGATCGAGTATTTCAATTGAGTACTCAGGAATGAGTTTGGTTTTGGTAACAATCTTGTTGCCCACTTTTGTATCATAGTGAGAAACAAACTGTTTATTACGCAATTCCTGAAGTATAAGATTTGGTACGTGCCAACCCTGCTCTGCATTGAATGGTACAAACTTTTTGATCATACCTATCTCAGAATTACCAACAGAGACAATTTCACCCTTCATGTTAGCTTTAACCGGATTCATACAGGCTACTCTGATACGAACCAGTTTAAGGCATTCCTGCTTACGCTGAGCTTTAAGTTGAGCTGGTGTTTCTCTCATCAATGGTACGGATGTTTCTAAAGCCATGACTTCATTATTTGTTACAATTGTATCTGCTTCTTCATCATCGTAACTATCTTCACCATCCATCTTCGCATTTACCTTTGCTTTCAAAGCTTCCAGTTTAATGTTTGGATGATACTTTACACCCATGATATCTGCGCGTTCTTTAAGCATTGCGAGTTCATCAATAACTACAACTTCTTCTGTCTCGGTTACTTCACTCATTTTAAGTCTCCTTGTCCGTATTTGTGTCGGACGACTGTTGAATAGAGGGTAGCCCCGTTAGAGGCTACCCCATGTTAACCTATAGGTTAATACTAGATTTTGGCTACTGTTTTCAGAACTGCAATACGCTCTGGACGAAGTGCCATGAAACCATAATACCACTTGATGGACATAAATCCAGTTTCACCATAAGGATCATTTGCATAAGACTCAGGAGAACCTGGCTTAGCATGTTTGATGGTGAATTTGGAACTTGCACCACTAGTCTGGAAACCAATAGTAGTGAAGGAAGCATCACCTACAACCAGCATAGGGAATACGTCATACTTAGCAGCAGTTGCGCGATACCCAGCATTTGTACCCTCAGCTGCTCCTACACCAGCCCAATGCATCATCTCAGGAACAACGACCATACGGAACTGACCAACAGTTCCGATCTCGCCATTAAGTACAGAACCTGCATCAGCATAATGTGCAACACTGATGAATGCCTGGTTGTTGAAATAATCTTTCATCTGTTCAACAGTCAGGGTCAATTCTGAACCAATGTACATTACGCGACCTGCACGAATGACTTTGGTATCAACCATACGTGAACCAGAGATAACTTTGGTTGTCTTAGGGCAACGGTTGTTATCCAGTTCAACTGACAGACGAGAGAGGTCAGCGTAAGTTACTTCAGTAATACCAGAAGCAGTTACACCTGTCATGGTGCTATTGGATACGCCTCCACCAGCGTAATAAACAACGCCAGCCTGAGTAAGAAGATCCAACTGAAGAAGGTCTTCTACTATCTCATTTGCGCCAAAGATCATCTCACGATTGATGTGCATCTCAAGTTCTGAATCAGTATCGAAATCCAGAGATTCCTGAGTGTACTCATCGAAGAAACCGTACTTCTTGAATGTACCCTCAAGCTCTACACGAGTAAAACCAACACGGTTAACACGACCACCAGTTTCTGTCAGTGTTGGGAACTTACCAGTGATAGTACCGATGTCTTTGCTCGAACCGTAAAGATTACCAGCAGAAGAAACAACGGATGTATCAAGACCAGTAGCAGTAGTAACTGTTACACCTTTGTTGTCAGTGAAACGGAAACCAAGATCATAAGCAGAACCTGCTCCAGTGTTAACCAGAGTAGCAAAGCCAGCATCACCAGCAGCTACAGCAAGACCAAGACCCTGAGCAACTTTGATCTGATTAGCCCAGTTGATAACTTTATCACGAGCAGCATCAGAAGCAAGAATTGCAGAAGCAGCAGTTCCGGTAAAGTAAATCTTACCACCGACATTCGTGCAACCATCAAGAATTGGAATCCAAGGAATGGAGCCATCTGCTTTGGTCATGATCAGTGTACATTCAAATACAGCACCAGCACCCAGAGCAATAACGCCAGCAGCATCAATACCCTGATCCGTAAGGTTGGCATCATCAAGCAGAGGAACATAGTGGTAACGCTTTATTTTCTTGCCCATGTTTTTAGGCATAGCAGTTGTGTCAGCCAGAGGGCTAAAATACTGATCTTTTTTAACTTCAATCAGAGCCTGTTTGATAAAATTGTCAGTACGAATCTGACTACCCACAGTGGAGGCTGTTCCGCCAACTGGGTTATTGTATTGCATTCCCATGATATTTTCCTTTTAGCATCCTTTAGATGCGTAGTTTATTTAGTTTCACAAAGTCTTCATCAGACATCTCAAGAGGATTGTAGTTATTGGTATCTTTAACTACAGTCTTCTGCTGCCGTGAAGGACTAGCAGCTTGTTTACGATTTAACCGATCCTGCTCACTTGTATCGCTGTTTGTACTAGTTTGGGTTGTCTGTTTAGTCTGATTATGATTACCATTAGTTTGGTTTACATTGGCAGTCTTGAACATACTGTTCTCATGCATATAAGTCCCAACTCTTTGGTAAGCATCAAAATCACTAACACCAGACAATTTACCAAGACTACGTTCATAAGCGACAGCTTCTACAACTTGGTCATAAATACCACTTTCCATATGCATATTGATTGCCCGTATAGCTTCTGGGTTCTTAGCTATGGATGTTCTGCTCATTGAATCCCATTCTTCGCCTAAGACAGTGAGAGTTTTATTATAGACAGGGCTGGAACTAATAGATTCCAGTACCTCATCAAGTAAAAGCTCTGTGTCATTAATAGTACGAGTAGATGGGGTGTAAGATTCAGCACCTTGTAAGTCAATAGTCATTGGGTCAACACCACTGTCTTTTAACAGTTGTGTGATTGCCTCTGGTTTCTTTTGACTTAGATCAATTAGATAATTAAGTTTAGCTTCATCAAGTAAACCATGATTTTCTAACAATTTCAACGTTTTTAAAGAAGGCTTCAATCCAGCCATCTTTTTATGATAATTTGCACCCATCTGCATAAGTTGAATTGCATCATCAACGGACTTGATTTTCATCGTAGTACCGTTGGCTTTAAACTCAGCTAAGAGCTGCTTACCGATAGCAGCATAATCAGGCTCAGTATCAGACTCTTTAACCTTGTCATCAGTTTTATCTGATGTCGTGTCTGCTGTTTTAGTTGTATCGTCTACAACAGTCTTATCGGAGGTTGTAGTAGTATCATCTGCTACTGGACCTTCATCGGTAGCATGTTCATCATCACCAGCGTCAGAACCTGAATCGTCATCTGATTGGTCATCTGCAGAACTATCGTCTGTAGATGTATCAGTTGTGGTGTCTGTGGTTGTAGTTGTTTGAGTGTCTGTAGAAGGATTTGATTTAAAAGAATCAACACCCTGCTTCAGAAATTCCTCATCGGACATTTCCAGTGCTTCAGCAGGATTAGCCATTAGTCAATTCCTCCTTAAGAAGCTCTTCACGAGTGTTCTCATCTTCGCCAATAGCTACTTCAGCATTAAGACCCTGTGTATAAACAGCAATTAAATACTGCTTCAACTGACCTATAGCATTAATCTGCTGATCAACTATTTTCTGGCTCTTTTCATCCTGCATACCAGGATGTGCTTTAAGCATTACCTGTCTAATAGCATGAGACTCAAGAAAATCTTTTTCGATCAGTTCTTTGAAATCAGGATTGCTTTGGAGTCTAACCAACCGATCCTTACGAGCTACATCTTTTTTAGCCTGTTCAATTGTAATCTCTAACTTTGCCAACTCTTCTGCTCTTTCACTCATTGTGAATCTCCTTGTGTCCTCACTATCCATTGTCGATGTGAGATGCTTGGTTTGGTGCTGCTATCTTAATAATTTGCCCATTGTTTAAGTCTATCAACTACGTTTAAATCATTACCTACTTGAGCAACATTTGCCCCTATTGCTATTTTGCCACCATGCTTAATAGCTTTCTCAGTAGCTCTATTCATAAAGTCGCCTTTACGTAGTTGCTTTAACATATAGGCAGATGGTCCACCAAAAAATGTAGTACCTAACTTAGTTGCTGCTGCTCCACCTGGAATTACTTGTGCCGCAGCTAATACAGCACTTTTGGTATCACCGTTTTCTATAGCAGTTTTATAGTCATCTACTGCTATTGGAATATTTACAGCACTATATGGAGTAAACTGCGCTGCAGTTCTAAGTATATTAGTTGCAGTGTCTGCCCCTTCTTGATTCCACTCTGTCTTTCCTAGTGTATCTTTAGGAGCAGCATCTATTGATTTCCATTTACCTGCTAATTCAGGATCACCATTTGGATCATAACCGCCATCCATAGGTTGATCATCATTAGCTTTGATAATTTGATCTATTGTATTACCCGGATCGAGTCCACCGTGACCTCTTGGTATAGTAGACACATATTCATTCTGTGGTAAACGCATTCCTTTAGTATCTACTTTCTTACTACCCCAAGACTTCATTTTATCAGGACTACCAAACTGAGCCTTTGGATAAAAGAAGTCATCCAAATTTATGGAACCAAAGTCAGCCATGATTAAACTTTAGCAGGAGCGTTCTGTTGTTTAGCCATTTCTTTAACAAGAGCATTATTATCTTTGGTATTCTGCATCTCTATGTTCTGTTGATGCTTAGTACCATCAGATTCTTGCAAATAATCCAAATCCTGCTTATCAGCCATTGATTTATGGAGTTTACCTTTGGCTTCTGCTTCACCTGTTTTAGCTTGGTTAAGTTCAGCCTGAGAAGCGTCCTTCATTCCGCGTCCTTGAACTGCCTGTGCATTAGCACCATGTTCAGCTGCAAGAGCATTTTCTTTAGCGATCTGAGCTTTAAGTAGTTCAAGTTTTAATTGTTGTTCAGCCTGTACAAATGGATCAGGTTGCGGCTGATATTTTTCAATCTGCTGTGCAAGGTCAGGCATTTTACGAAGTCTAGCAATCTTGGCTAGGATCATCTTCATAAACTCAATGTCCATACTAGGGCCAGCAGTTTGAAGCATATACGCAAGTTCCTGAGCCTGTGAAGCGTCTTCCTCTGCTGTACTAATACTAAGCCTTAGATCAAATTTGCCAGCCAGGTCATCACGCCTAACCTGAATAAATTTATCATCGGTAATCCTAACCACTTCTTCAGCAGATAGGAATTCTGAGTTCATTGCTATGATCTTACGACCTACATCAATAATTCCATTAGCCAATCTTCTCAATATACCAAGCTCTCGTTTCGCTGCCGCATCCAACGCGCTACGCGCATTTGATGCTACGCTTCCGAGAGCTTGGGAATTTATACCTGAGTTGTACGCCTTTACTCCAGTGAGGCTCTCAGCCTCTGTATTCTGCACATTGAGCATGTCAAATACTGAACGAGGAATCTCAGGAAACTTATGCATGTACACACCTTGATTAGGGTCTACATTTGCATTGAATTCATAATCCTGACCCTTCTTGAACTTACGTAGGTTAGTTACATCAAGCATGTCTTTACGCATACCAGTTTGACTATTAGCAGACTTAGCCATTAAGTCAATAGCACCGCGAGTTACAGCTCCTATGATGTCCTGATTGTCTTTAAGCAACTCACCATCAGGCTCACCAAATACAGACTCTCTAACAGGCATATAGACAGCCATAACGAATGGAGGTCTATGATCAGGGAATGGATTCAGTTCCATACGGATGACTGTAGTACCTACCCATGAACAGACTATCTGCTTGGTTGTGCCATCACCATCTACATCCCACTCGCCCCAGTAGGTATAAACTATGAACTGCTTACGAGCTTTGTCTTTAAAGCTAAACGTATTAGAGTCAGCTGAGTTGGTAAAGTTTGCTGTAGTGTTTGGAGTCTCTACAGCGTCAATATTGATATTGTCAAGATTCTTATACTTACCGTCTTTCTTAAGAGATGAAAGTGAAGTCTTAAACTTTTCACCAATGAATACTGCTTTAGCTAGGTCACCACCACAAGATGGATCAATAATAATATTCTCGCTAGGAACAATATCTACAGTCGGATGGTTACTAGTTTCTACTTGTTTAAGAACAGTTTCCTCTCCAACTTCTCTAGCAAATAATGCTGTACCATCCTTCTGATACATATCTAAAGCATGATTCAAACCAGGCGTACTTTCATCAGCATAAGCCTCTGGATCTTCAACTCGAAGCTTTATTAACTGATCATACATCTTAGCTAACTCACCGCCAGAGTCATCTTTCATATACTCATAGGTGGGAGTAGTAACTTCTACTTCTTCAGTAACTGAAAGCCAACCAGTCTTAACTATAACTGTTCCAATATCAACAGCATCTCGTACATAATCATCAATGAATTTAACTTTATTGATCTGAGTATTGAATTGCTGATTGAGAACTAATTCATTTTGTTTTGCTCGCTTAACGTCACCAGCAGTTTCAGGATAAACATTATATAAGTCAGGAGTACTAAGGAACGGATCAGCTAATGAGGAGTATCTCCACTCACCTTGCTTACGAATAAGCTTAGGTGCAACATTAGATCTGCCTTCTACTTTAGTTCTAACGTTAGCTCTATTAGCAAGCCAAGCTATAACATTGCTTCTGTGAGTTTCTTGATCTATCTCAGCGTCATCAATGTTTTCTTTTAGATCAGCTATTGTTGGTTCATTTTTCCAATTGGTGAGCTTCTTGTCATTATCAGACTCAGTATCCTCTTGGTCAAGATCATCATCAAAGCTTTCTGTATCTTGCATAATAGTTTCCTATGTAGAAATTATAATTTATGCTGCTATACCGTGGTTTGGTACACCTGTCAACTAAAACCGATATTCTAGGTTTATTTCAGCAAAACCTTCACCTTTATCTAAGGCTCTATTAACTTTGCCAGTTGCCCCACCTTGTAAGTGAATATCTTTGATCCTAAGAATATCTCGCTTATAATATCCTTTGAACTTCTGTTCACCATCAAAGTGTTGTTCGATCCCACCACCAATGTAATTGTTATTCTCAAAAGCAAACCAAGGAGCTTTCTTATTCTCTACCTGACTAGTTACTTCACCTGATTGAGTATCTATCTTTACAAGAACAGTGGCCCCATTTGGGGCTGGTGGAATATCAGCTGTATCAACCCATTCTTCGTCATCCTTGATCTGAGCTTCAGGAAACTTATCTTTTACATCGCCTTTGTCTACTACTTTGACAGGAGGTTTAATTACTGGCCCATTTTTCTTAGGACTATCTACAGCTGGTTTTGGTTGTATGAAACCTTTGTCAGGAGTAGGCACTGGCTTAAACCATATAGACCATACGCCATAAATAGCAATTAGTAATATAGCCACTAGACCTGCAACGTTATTCTTTAGGTACTCCATCAGTTTTTGCTCCTGTTACTCCAAATCTACTTTTGATGACTGCTGAAATCCATTCAAATCCACCGACAGTGGCGAGGTACACTAACAGAATCCAAGGATCTACTCCGTACTTGTATCCATCCCATAGAACTAGAATGGTAGCTGTTGCACATGCTACGTTACGCCATACTCTTGATGTGTTCACAGGACTCATTTGACACTCCCTATACACTGTTTACAGATTGTGCATTCTTCCCAATCTTTACTTACCCAACCTTGTTTTGGACACATCTTCATATGATCTCTCCAGAAAGATAGATTTTGATAAGTCATCAACTCTGTAAGAAAATCTCTATCCAACGATAATCTCCCGATTGCGCCAAGCGACTTGAACTTCCTTCCACTTCTTGTGTTCGCTGTGAGGGGCATCGAATAGATTCTTGAAGTAGAATCCTGAGCACAGTCCATGATCCACTGAAATATCAGCCGCAATCTTCCATATCTTTGTAGGAGCTTCCCACCAGATTACATCCTTATGAACCATTGGAACAATATCACGAGCAAGATTGAAATTATGAGGAGACTGCCCACCGTCAGCGCAAGTAACAAGTTCATCGGATTCATCAACCAGTCCATCATGATCGTTATCAATACCATCATGAGCTTGAATATAGAGGCCATGCTGTTCCTTTATGGATCTGTATGCTCCCGTTTTGGGAACAACCATCCATTCGTATCCTGTTTGTTTGTAGGCTTCCAAGCGAACAAGATCGCATGTAGCCAGAAAGTTATCCACCATTAGTTGATATTCTTGCTGGGTCATTTACAAATCTCCTTTGGGTTAATACCAAGAATAAACCTTTGAAGATCCTGATCAGCATGTCGATGTTCTATCTTACCAATTCTATTTTCAAGTTCATTTATACGATTAAGTTCCCTACGTTCCTCAGAGAAATGAACATACATATTATGTTTCACATTGAAGTCACCAAGCACTTGAGAGATAGCAAGAACAATAAGTGCAATCCAAATAAGATACCATTTAGCCCTTCTATAACGATTTCCCCATCTACTAACTTCTGGTGTAGTCATGGCTTGACTCCTTTTGATAAGGCAGTAGGAGCAATAGTATCTGTTCCAAGTGTCTTTAGAATAGATCCAGAATTCTTAAGAATTAAGATTAGTAAAACTGTTAAGCCAGCAATTAGAAATGCGTCTAAGACTTTAGTAAATCTACCCTTAAGCCAACCAGATGTTTCAGATCTGAGACGAATACAGGAAGCGTGTTCAGTTTCTATACTTTTAAGTGAAGAAACAAGTTCTTTTATCTCTGTTACTAAAGCATCAAACTTCTCAAATAGAGTAGACGTTTTTTCATCTACAGATATTCGATGTTCTTCAAGACGTGCAACTCGCTCTTCAATTGTCGGCATCAGTGGCTCCTAGATTATACTGGTTTGGGATACTTGAGTTTTATTGCATTACAAGTGTCAATATAGTTTTGTACTTGTACAGGATCATTCTTAACAATACCATCAATATATTCAGAGATAGGAGGATACTCCATAGCCCTTGCTACATTGTAAGGATACAATGGATCAAGTTTTTCACTCATATAAACTCCTATCTAATTAATTTTTTTGTAAATGATAGACGCATATAATCAAAGTCAAACTGTGTAGTGTTTGCAGCACCACTACTTGCGCCAGCAAATACACCATGATACATACTAGTTACATTTGGCATATTTGAACTAGAATTATCTATTACCTCTGAGAACAATTGTGTACCATCTGCACCAAATATTTTACAGGTAACGGACTGCAGATCATCAGCTATTTTCATAGTTGCGCGATACCATGTTCCGATTGTAAAAGCGTAGTCTGCAGATGTTAATGTGACTCCGACTTTTGAAGCAAGAAATCTAATAGCTGTAGTTGAGTGCGACATGTCATAAATTAATGCTACTTGACTAGTTAATCCTCCAACTGTTAGTGAATTAAAAAATCCGGCTCGCATATATCCTGCAGTATTAGCAACGGGAATTCTAAATACGAACTCCATTTCTTCACCACCGGATAGTTGCAAAAGATCTGTACGAAACCAATAGGAACTGCCAGCTGTTGCACTATTTGCTAACCTAATAATACCTGGATGATTTGGTAATCCAACTTGTGTCGTACATGTGCCACCAACTAAAGCTTCTCCTAACCAAGGAGCGTTAGAGTTTGCTCCAGCTTGTAGAAAATCTGTTTCATATGTAAGGTTAGATGTTGCTGTAATCCAACTCCTAACTCCAGCTGTGGTAGAAGCAAGCACCTTACCGTCCACGTCTGGATTTCCTAGCGAAGGTTCCGAAGTCGATATTGTATTACAGATCAAAGTCCAAGTTGCTGTTTGGAATTGATAAACATCTCCATTACTCTGAAGATAGAAGTCATTATTTAATGGAATATCCGTTCCAAAGTCATGCGATGCTGGTACTTCACTGCCTGTCCACCAAGTATCATTGTAGCCAAGACGAGCGTACTCGTCTACAGTCAAAGTCCACGATTCAAGATGCCCATCACCAGTGTCTCCTCCTCCAAAAAGTTTCCGTGAATCCCCACCCCACCAAGCATTTTCAATCTTGAAAGTCCCACCACTTGATAACGTGAACTGACCTCTACGCTGGTTGTAGCCATTAAGAGCATAACCACGTGTCCACGGTGTTAGATTTGATAGATCGTAGCCATGTCCGTCAGCAAGCAGGTCTGTTCTGACATAAACGTATTCATCACCAGATAGTGTCTCTATTTCATAAGAACCTTCGACAGTAGTTGGATCAAGTTGAATGAAAAAACTATTTATCTCCTCATGTATCCTATTATCAATTATAATTTTACGAATACTGCTACTGCCGTTGAATATAAAAGGATTAGTAGGCGTAGTACCTATCCCAGCAGGGCTTTCTGATATTTCAGTAGGAGCTAATGTTACGATTAATGGTGACGGAACTGCACCTACATCAGCGGCTGTAATACCAGTGAGTGAAGTCGGAGTTATGGAGATTATTTTAGAAACTAAATCTCTACTCGCGGTCAACATCAAAAGTTCATCAGAAATATGTAACTGGGTGTTTGCACCAGTAAAGAGATTCTGCACACTTATATCTGTAGCGGCCCCACTATTAGCTATACTTACTACGGTATTGCCAACTCCATTGTAACTCGGAGTTGCTTGTACGTCAGCAGCTGTAGTCGGCAAATCAGTTATCTCAGCGAGTGTGTATTCAGTAGATGTATTATTATTTTTTATGGTAATTGACATGCGTACGCTCCATCAAGAAAGGTTACTGGCTGATTATCCATAAAGAACAGAGTTCCGTAAGGAAATATAGGCTGACTTTTAAAAACATACACAGCCGAACGTTTTGCTGAACAATTTATCTTAGTAGCAACACAAGACATTACAAGTGAGACACTTGAACTTTTGCCCAATACTGTAATAAGTGATGTCTTAGCAGTTACGCTCATACGCCTTCCTGACTAACAACTAGTGTGTCTTGAATAACTTCTTTCTTAAACTTCTTATCAGAGTTTCTAATCTCAACAGTAAGAAAGTAAGTTCCATTTGGTATATTTGGACCACCATCAGAAATAGGATCAATGATGAGTCTGAACTGACCTGGGATATTAGTTGTACCATTAGTACCATCCCAAGGAATAAGAGTACCGCTAGCTACAGAAGTCAAATCTGCCAGAGCAGTTTTAACTGTCCAACTAGCAAACCATGTTCCAGGCCATACTTTATTCACTGGAGCTATACTACATTTGACATCTAACCAAAAACTATCTCCATGCTTATGAGGCCATGTAGTCATATCTATCTCCTATGCTAAATTACAATATACTCTAGGAATTGAGAATGTTATTCCTGCTATTGTTCTATCTGCTCGTACTGATGGAAGAGCAGGTACAAGAAATGTTGTAATGTCATTAGCACTAACGCCTTCTACTACAGTTGCTCCAATCGAGTATAGAACTTCACAAATTGTAGCAGAAAATAATTCCTCTGTAACTGCTACATTGAACACCTCAATAGTCTTACCTTCCTGAGTAGCTTCAATAGCAGCTATGGATTCCTGTACGTCACCTACGAAAACTATTGATACATTATCCGATATGTTTAAAGCAACAAGAGATTCAACTATATTTCCGGTGAATGATTTTAATACTATTTGCGTAGTAGTTATTCCTGTAACGGATTCAGTAATAGTACTGACTGTTACCTTTAATCCATCCTGTACTGTGGTAAGCCCTGTGAGGCTCTCTAGGATAGCACCGTATACTACGGCAAGGACTGTATTGCTATGACCTGCCTGAGAGAGTGATTCTGTAACTGCACCACTAACTGAGAAGATGCCTATCGGGGTTGCATTAACTATTGAGAGCGATTCTGTTACAACTCCACCAAATGATGTTAAGCCAATAGCAATAGCATTAGCTGAGGCTAGAGACTCATTGGCTACGCCCACATATACAGGTGTGCCTGTCTGAGTCGTATTAGATGAACTGATTGATTCAGTAATTGAATCTGATACTGTAAATATTCCTGTTTGTAAACCATCAACACTGCTAAGTGATTCTGAGATAACTGATCCAAATGTGACTAGCACAGATTGTGTACTATTGGCTGAGGATAAACTCTCGCTTACTGATGCACCAAATATAACTATACCATCCTGAACTGTAGTTGAAGACGCTATAGATTCAGTAATTGAATTCACATAAGCCATTCCACCAATCTGAGTATCACTAACTGCTGAGAGACTCTCTGTTATTGATGGATAGAAATTAGCTTGTGTAACTTGTGCGCCATTCAGTGTGTTAGTGGATTCAGTTATTAAAGATCCAAATGCAGCGAGAACCGTTTGTGTACCATTAACTATAGATAAAGATTCTGTTATAACTGAGGGTACTGAACTTACACCTAATTGTGTACCATCAATTGTTGATAATGACTCTATTATAGTATCTGTAAATATCTGAGTATTGGGATATGTCTGTGTGTCTAAAAGTGATGATAGTGATTCTGATACTACTGATGTGAAAACAGTTTGTATTGATTTAGTATCAAGTAGTGCTGATATGGATTCTGTAATAGTAACATTGAATACTTGCGGGCCACCAGTTCCTGCAGCAAAAGCAGCACTAAACGCAGAACTAAAAGAACTCATAACTTAGTAGTCCGATTCAAGTGACCATCTATTTAAACCAATATTACAAATAGCTGCTGTCGCGTTATTATTCACATTCACTTGTGGAGCGAGTAACGCAGTGGTCAATGGAATGTTTGTGGTAAGTGTACCAGACACAGATACACCGTTGACCATGTTGGTTATACGATAGCCTATATTGCCGCCAGGAGCACAATAAAATATTGCTTCAATTACGCTGGCAATAGTCAGTGCAAAATTTGTTGCGCCAAGGTCAATAGCAGTCATGGTAGTCGTGCCATCACCAGCACATATAAATAGGTTTCCTGCTGATGCTGCAAGAGTACAGCACACGCCAACTCTTGCTGTTACAATGGTTTTAAATTCAGAGTTAGCAACAAGAGTTAAGGAGTTGATCAAACCAACAAAGATCCTCTGCGTAACACCTATTGTTCCACCTATAGCACCCATAGTGAATCTGGATACAAAGAAGAATCCACCCGATCTGTGAGCTTCATATTGTGGGCAGAATAGTCCAGCTGCTGCTGCGGCTGTTGCAGCGGTAGGGATGTTGATGAATCGCATCTTACCTTTAACAGTACCGTCACCAACCATCGGAATTTGAACTCCAGTTCCGGTTTGGGTGCAGGTGGTATTCATAAACGCAAAAGTAGTTGCCGCACCTACCATTGCTGATTTGAGTCCATTCAATGCGAGAATAGATTGAAATGGGTTATCCACACCAGATGGTCCAATCCATTTAGGCAAGACCCGATCAGCGATGATCTTGGCATATACTTGGAGCATTCCCGCTTTAGCAGGGGGATCTATTAACATGGGTTGATAAAACTGGATTGATGCATGAGGATATTCAGAGTAGACCTTGTTGATTACCCAACCCGCACCGTCCCAGCATATCTGCATACCCGTATTGATAAGATTGGCAGCTGCCCAAGGAAGGGTGTATGTAGTCGTGCCGGAACCGCCTGTGAATGTAGCAGAAATAGTTAGTGACAATGAGTTAGTAGATGCCACGCAGATAAGGTCAATGGTCTGTCCAAGAACAGAACCATTGACAACAGTAGCAATATCCGCATCACCATCACCATCAGTGGTTATGTCACATCGCTCCACATATAATACCTGTGCAGAAACACCGGCAGTGATAGTAAGCGGAACAGCAGTGCCTGTATGCGCCGCAGTGCAGGTTGATATGATTTGAATTAGGGCGGCATTCCACTCATTAACATCAGTGTTGGTAGCATCACCATCCTGGGTCTGCATATTTACAAAAGCATGTCTTGGCATCTATTACTCCAATTATGCTATATCTTGGTTAGTAGCCTTTTCGAGTATAGACTCAAGGAAGAAGTTTTCTTTTACTTCACCATCTGCATCAGTATAACGCAGTTTAAAATAAACATCAGTCTCACCTTCAACTATCTTCGCACCAATTACTTCAGCATTTTTGATAACAAACTTTACCTCGTTAACTCTATCACCATTCTGATATGCTAATGCCATGACTATCTCCTTTAAAAAGAAGGGGCATTGCTGCCCCCGTTCAATTATGCTCTGGTTACAGAAGCGGTATAGGTTACATTCAATGTATCGTTGAGAGCAATGGTTTTAGAACCGCCAGTGAATGCGCCCGCAGAATACAGAACACCGGCAGTTGAACCCTGAGTAGCAGCTGCACCTGAACCAGTTACGAGGAAGCAACCAAGAACTGTACCACCACCAGATGCACCAGTGAATACAACAGTGCCTGTAGCTTTAGTTGAAGTTGTACCTGGAGTTACAGAACCCCATGCTCCAGCAGATACACGAGCAGCAACAACAGTAGTAGCTGCTTCAGTGAATCCTGCATGTGAAGCCATTGTGTCAGCATCAGTAGGTGTACCTGCTGTGTACAAACCAACGTAAGGAGCACCAAGAGTAGCACCTGAGTTACTGATTGCACCAAGTATGAAAGCCATACCTTCACGAGTAACCAGATTCTCAATGATGTCTTCCCATTTGAATTCAACCATAGGAAGCATCTTAGCCTGAAGAACTGCAACTAGAGAAGCTATGTCATTCTCAACAGCAATATCATACTGTTCTTTGAGTGCGGCATACTCTTCACGAAACTCATCTTTAGGTCCGTAGCATGTAACCTTATACGAACCAGCTACACCAGCAGCATCAACCGATCCTGCACCCTGAGCTACACTTGCTACTGCACTGCTATCAATATTCCCAGACTCTTCCATTTTATACTCCTTTATAACTGCTATGTATTAAACCCAACCATTACTTTTAAATGTAGCTCTTTCAGTCCTATCCTGTAGAGGTAAACCATACATACCTAACTTTTGGCAAGCCAATTCATATGACTGTTCATACGTAGCACTCTTATCAGCGTTAGCAGTAGAATCATTCGCACCCATAGGTTTGAATGTCTTGGCCGCTATATATGCTACTAGAGGATCAATGATATTCTCATCTATGTTCAACTCATACGTATCTGGATCATACAAGGTAGACGCAACTAGTTTAGTTGGATATGACTGATACACAATATTTATTGTTTGTGCAATGGTAATGTTTGTAATTTGTAAAGTATCTTTAGCAAGAGAAACAATTACAGGATAGAGATAAGGCTCATCAAGATTTGGCGGATTATAATTCATACGTATTTCATTGCCACTAGAGTCATACACATTAAGGACTTTAATTATATTTAGAAAGCCTTCAGTGTAATCTGGTATTTCAATATACTGATCAACTGTTATGTTGGCTGGAATTATTGCTCGACTAGAACGTAAGTAATAGTTTCTAGTTTCAGGAGTGATATGTAAAACCAATTCATTCTCTAGTAACTTGAATCGTTTATATATCTCAACGATACCGAGATTGATCAGGTTACAAACCTTTTCGTAGTGCTCCTCTTTAAGCACACCATCAGTACCACTGAGAGTTGTATTAGCAAACACACCAGTAGTGAGCATATTAAACAGATCTGTCAAAATCATAATAGTGCGTCCTTAGTATAAATTTTTAAACAACATACGAGGATAATCCAGAACCGTCAACTATTTCTTCATCATCAATATCCCACATGTCACCTTTAGTCTTTGACAACTTTGTTTCTTCAGATGGTCGCCATACCTTCAATGAGGACAGCATTGATATTGTATCCAGGCAATCATCATGCTTAGACTTCATTCCTGCAGCAGATACCAGTGACAATTCAGTGATGTGTTCTTGTACAAACGGAGTATCTTTTAACTCTTTAGGATAGAACATCAGATGAGATTTAAACCAAGGAACAACAATATTGAATCTTACCATCTTATTTGTGTTTGGTCGAATGCCCGCAGTAGTTGAATGACCTTCAGTAGCCAGATTGAAATATGAATTCCTGTCTAACATCTGTCCTTGAATCCAAGGTATAAAGCCACCTTGCTGACCGCTTACCTCAATGCCTACCTGCTGAGGACTGTACACCTGAGCCAATCTAAACAAGTCATCAATGTTCTTATCCATTGTCTGTCGTTTGCAGATACCATCAACTAGAAAGAAGAATCCTTTATTGTTCACAGCCCACACAGATATAACTGAGTAGTCAGCTGATTGTTTCTCACTGGTTGCAAAGTCAGTAGTGATATAGAAATTGAATCTGGATTTGTTTGCCAATAAAGTTGATCGGTCATACCACAGGATATCACTGTCTTCAATTAACCGATCTTCCTCACTCATAATCCTGAGCATCAATTCCTGATTGAAGTCAGCAATCTTACCCTGAGCTAAAGCAAAATCATATTGACGCTTTACATATAAGTAAGGAAAGCGACTATCCCATGCGCCTCTGAAATCTTCTTCAGTACAGGGAAATTGACTACACACAGGGAACACGTTGACCTTCCATGCTCCTGACTCGACTGCCTTATATAAAGGATCCCGCGCATTGAATGGAGTGCCTGACCATATGATTTTAGATTTGGTTGGATGTAATGCGAAGTTGACAGCCTTGTTTACAGTAGCTTCTATGGACGCTATGACTGTTTCAGATCTTGCATCCTCATCAGATATCAAGTCATCCAATACAGCAAGCTGAGGACGCACACCCATCTCTTTACTACCACGAACACCTGTCTTTGCTCCGTAACCTTTGACGATAAACGTCTGACCATCTATGTTTGTGAACTCCCACCTGATATCAGTAAGTCTGACTTCAGGAAGATAACGCATAAGGAATTCACTATTCTCACGTCTGAACTCTAAGTTCTTACGCATGTTCTTGACACCGTTCTCAATACTGTCTGATACGTACAAAGCTAGATTGATCTTACCAAATCCAGGTATCTCACCATACACAGCAATGTACAAATACAGGTACTCAGCCATAAGTGTAGTCTTGGCTGAACCACGAAAACAAAGATTAACTATCTTCTGATCAGGCCCATGAATATTATCCAGCATCCTAAGATGAGTAACCGGAGTTTCATGTTCTTCACCAGCTGCACCATTAACCATCTTGATAAAGTTAACAAACTCAAGAGCAAATGAGTCAGGAATATAGAATTCATCATTACCATAATCAACAGAGTTAAGCCATTCAATAACAGTCTGCTTTAGATATCCACTCATAGAATTGCATCCGATATGTCAGCATTAGTGATAAGTTTACTTTGAGCTACAGTCTTAACTGACATGGAACCACTCTCAATCATCTGTCTCTGCTGTCTTGCCAATGCCATAGTAGTTTCTCGTAACTCTTGAATGGTAGAGTCTTCTTTAACACCAATACTCAACTCTACTTTCTTTATCTCAGGTGGCTTGAGAGTAAGCAGTAGATTAGCAGCAGCATCACTCCTAACCTTCTCACTCTTAGCGTTCATCATCAGGTCAGCCTGTACATTGATCGCCTTCTGGTACAGAGGAGCATTCAAGATATGAGTAGGCATCATGGTTTGACCCATGAGCAATACAACCAACTTACTACTTGCATACCTTGAACATATAGCACCAATCTCAGATCTATCAACATTCCTTTGAATCAGATCATTATATCTAACAGGGAATGTCTTAGCCCAGGATGTTGTTTGATTATCACCAAGCAATCTATGACTAACAAACTTCACAGCACTCAGGTAATCAGTGATCTTAAACTTACCTTCACTCATTACACTAGTCAAGCCAATCACATTCTCTCTGAACACAGCCAGCTGTTCAGGATCAGCAATAGCAGTATTGATAACATCCACCAACTCAGGATTAATATTCTTCCTGACGTGAGGTGGCATTGCATCTCTGAATTCTTCAATGGTAATAGGATCAGCGTATGACATTACTATCTCCTCCACACTGATTCCACAGGTGCTCTGCTTCATCATGATCCCTACAGCGTATCAGATCTGGATTGATAACGTAAGTCTTTCTGAAGTCAGTGAAGTGATACTTTAACTTTTCATCAGTCTTATGAGGAATGAACTGACTGGTCAGACCTCGTATTAAACCAACAGACTTAAGCTCAGCAATGTTCCTACTTAGTGTTTCCTTGTCAGTCTTATCCATCTCTGTAACTGCCACGTAGTTACAAACATTATTATTCAAAGACCGATTATACTTCAAGTTATTAAACACACTGAAGGCTCGCTTACTTACTTTATCCAATAGATCAAACACATCTTCAGCCATAGTCTTCACCTTTGCATTAGTCATAGGGCCAATAACAGAGAAGGGCACACGTATCTTATTTACGCTCCTTCTCCGTATCAGTACCTCAGAGGTTTCTTCATTATACGTTACTTTACCAAAGCTCATCCTACGACAACCCAATCCTCAGCAAGTATATCAGTCTGTGACGCAAGCCAAGGAACAACATTATCTTGAGCAGTCTTCATAGCAAGATAAGCACTATACGGAACTAGGTCATCTTTGAATACACCATTCATTGTACCAAACTTATTACCACTAGCAGGATACACATTCTCAGGAACATAATAAATAAACATGCCCTTACCATTCCAACCAAACCTGGCTATCTTTTGCCCTTGCTTCAATAGAACTAACGCATCTCCAAAATTCATGTTACTTCTCCTTAGCTGACATTGCTGTGAACTCAATGTTATGAATCGCCATTGTTAGTGCTCCAATGATTTCCAGATGAGTAAGATCCCCAGTAACAGCAATAGATAATGAGTTGTCTTCACCCATTGATACAATGATACTTCCTGTGTTAGTCATAACCTTCTCCTTTTAGTGCTTGGTTTTATATTCCCATTGTAACTATTTTACAATGGGTTTATTACTTCAGGAGGTTTCTATACAAACCCGCCCTTGTAACTACCTAAAATATAATATAATTTTTTTCACTTTTTGCTATATATATACTCTCCTGCCACTACGCACTACGTTCGCTTCGCTCACTTGTGCTCGTGTCAGTCGAGTGAATAACCCAACCCTACCTCTCATCAAACCATCTGCCTACAGTCTCTTGCTTCATTACGAATACCTTACCTTCATAATGAACAACAGTCATACTCATAAGAACTCCATCATCCATAGGCTGAGTAACATTCTCTAGCGTACCAAGTAACAGAAGCTCAGGCATTATGTCTTTAGGTATTACATATAACTTAGGGTCTAAATCCAACATATCAAAACTCCGGTGGCAATACAGTCAGTATTGAGCCGTACACAATTGTATCTCTGATGATTCCATTGATATCAATCTGCTGAAACGCAGCACCCAACAGAAACAACTCAGCCTTTTCTTCCTTACTCATATTCATAGTCAGCTCATCTATACGAGTAACACCATGCCGCTTACACAGCATACGCTTAATCCAGTAAGCTGATATCTTCTCATTGAAGTCTGATGTCAATCCAGTAAATGATTCCATGTCTATAAGCTACACATCTTGTATCTATATTACAAGAGAATTCTTTCCATTGTATAATACATACACGATAGTCTAGGCTAAGTATTTGATATCACTCACATTAATGTAAAATATATGAACCGAAACTTTTTAGAAAGAAACATAATCTAGGTACGAGTCCAGTACTTGATGCGCAGCATCACAATCTAAAACCAACCCCCCCGGATCGAAAAACAATCGGCTAACGATTTTACAGTTCTATAAGCACACAGGCAAACCTTGCCACAGCTTGGTACATTGTACCTATCTTACATGTAAGGAGACATCTCATGAATGTCACAACTCACGAAGTAGAAGCACCTGGGCTATGCCCTTCGTTCATCAGGCCTTATCTTAAGGCTATTGAGAACATCGGCACTATTGCCGAGAACATTACAGCAACTGGTGTTGTTGTATCACAGGCGGCACTTGCTGCTGCCGAACTGTCTAAAGCAATGATCGAATTGCGTTTAGCAGAAGTAACTGGTCAGCTTACACCACGTGCAAGCTTGACCTAAACATGTAGCCTACCTTCGGGTAGGCTTACATTCTTTGTGTCACACACAAACATCTAATCTACTACACACATCTACTGCACACAGCATCAGATAGTATCTTAAAGATAGTATCTGTATAGTGTATTAAGTTAAAACCTTTTCATAGTTTGGTAGCTTGTCTACCTATATCTATATCTCTGGAGGTTTCACCATGAAATCAATCACTATCGTTGGCGTTAATGCTATTGGCGAGCCTGTCAAGCTTGCCAAAGAAGTTGTCAGTTTCACTGACTCTAAGAACTACTTCAAAGTTACTTTGAATGTTAGTTCAGTAACTGTCACTACTCCTAAAGGAGTATATCAGTTAGAGAAGCATCCAACCCTGAATATCTATCAGGGCAAATGCGGTGATACTAAGACTCATGTGAGTCTTAAGAAGATCGTTGGCGAGATTCGTTACTGGTAAGCTATTGCCCACCTTGTGTGGGCTTAGCTTCTTATTTAAAACCTCTTCATAGATAGGTATCTATCAAACTAAAGGAGATATTATGAAATGTATCTACGTTACTCAATGCATGTATAAAACTAAATCAGGCAATTGCGTATGCAAGCGTTGCCGTAAATAAAGGAGATATTATGAGCATCACTATCTTTGACATCATTGCTATCGCAGTAGTGAATGTCTTGTTGTACATCCTCGTAGTTATCTAGCCTAGCTTACCATCACAATGCCATTGCGCTTTCATAGGCAATGGCATCCTGTCTAAAGTCACATACTTCAAAGTCAAAACCTTTTCATAGTCAGGATCGCTTAGGCGATTACATCTATCCTTGCAAGGGAGTATCAAATGAAGAAATTTGCATTCGTAGTAATGGCAATCGTGTTGGCAATGTCAGTATCAGTACCATCGTATGCAGCATATAGTGCTGCAAAGAATGACTCTGCTAAGCCTGCAGCAGCCAAGTCATCGTCAGCCACTGACAGTCATGTCACTGCAGGCAAATCTGGTAAAGGTAGTAAAGGTAAGGCCGGCAAATCTGGTAGTTTCAAATCCGGTAACTTCAAGTCAGCTGGCCGTAGTAAGTAATAATTGGTGAGCGTTAGGGAGTGAACTAACAGCCAAGTAAAGCCCATTCCTATTTAGGTTTGGGCTTTATACTTTAAATTAAAACTAAAGGAGAAATGTATATGAGAATCGCTGAATTTCAGGGAGAATACCGATTTTTAAGTAATTTCTGGCCTGCACAAGTCACACTGGATAATGTAGTTTATCCATCTGTTGAATGTGCTTATCAAGCAGCTAAAACATTGATACTGGTAGATCGTAAACCATTTACATGTATGAATGCTGGACAAGCAAAACGAGCAGGTAAATCACTAATTATACGTCCTGATTGGAATCAGGTGAAACTAGCAATTATGGCTAATTTAGTTAAACAGAAATTTAATAACAACGTAGAATTGCGTGTTAAATTACTAAATACTGGTAATGATGAATTGGTTGAAGGTAACCGCTGGAATGACACCTTTTGGGGAATTTGCAATGGTAAAGGTACTAATCATCTTGGTAAAATTATCATGGATGTACGATCACAACTTTAATCTGTATGAATGCCTATTTACCTGTGACAGGTAAATACCAGGCGCAAGAACTGCGCCTTGGCATTCATAGCTAATCCAAGGAGATAATCATGTTTACCTATAGCGAATTACTATGTATGGCATCAGCCATACTTTTGCAGCTTAAGAGTCCTCATTTACCAGAGGACTGCGATTATTATAAGGAGCTGAACACGCTCTATACTAAACTAGTCAAGGAGGTTGCCAATGCTCAAGATAATAGAACAAAAAGTCAGGGAGCATCCATTTAAGGATGTTGATGATCTGCATGTGTTTATTGATAAGCTATTTGACAAGCTTGTTAATGGTAGAACTACTGAAACAACTAAGCTTGCAAAAGCACATAGGGCTTCCATATAGCCTTGTGAGAGGACGATAGGGTTAGTAGCCTTATCGTCCTATGCTTTGCAATTACACACTGCTTAAAAGCACACATCTAAAACCTTTTCATAGTCTGGCATTTATGCCTATCTGTTTCAACTATCAAGGAGAATTATCATGAAGAAAACTACCACCACAACTGCTGTAAAAGCTGCACCTGCTCGCTCCGTTAAACCTGCTGTTGCTGCATCTGCAAAAGCCAAGGCTGTTGCATTTGTTAACTGGAGAATCGCTGATGACGCCGGTGAAACCCTGCTTCGCTCTACCAAAGGCTTCAGCTTGTTTGATAACGAGTATCTTACTTTGGAAGAGAAAGCTCTGATTCAACTCGCTCGTGACAATAGCGGTTCTGCTACTGTTAAAGCTGAACTGCGTATCGTAATCCATCAGGACAAACCGGAGAGTTTGGATACTTCCAAAATCACTCTCGTCAAGTAATGAACCTGATGATTCTAGGGCTATCCTTTCGGATAGCCCTACTGTTTTGCAAACAAACTAAAGGAGATAGCCATGAAAGAAAAAGAGTTTAAATGGAAAGTCTGGAAGAATGCCAAGACAGGTAAATATGTACGTGGACTGTATACCTACAACTGGGCTTCAGATAGATTCTCTGTTCACATACATGATAGATGTGGTCTTAGAAATCACGATTTTATAACATGCGATGACCACGTAAGTTTTGGTAATTATAGATTAGTTCATGACCCAAATGAATTAGATAAAGCATTAGCCTCATTCAAAAAGTAACTATCTAAAGGAGACAGACATGCAATCTGAAGTTAAATGGATCATGAATTACCTTGATGAACGTGAGCTTATTCCAGAGATGGATAAGGCTATAAACCTTATCTATCACTATGCTAATCATGAGTATTCGTATGAGTCTAAGACTCTACGTTTGCAAGAATGGAATCCATCATCACAGGATGCTTACGCTATCTTGTGTCATATAATGATTGGATGTTTCATTCATGGTGAAATGAACTATCAAGCCATGATTGGATTCATTGCCAATGACATCAGATGTAATGATCAGATTGACAGGATTAAGACAGCCGCTGAAGTTATTGCGCTGGCTTATCAATGTGAGCTGATTGTTATAACTAAAGTTGGTGACGTAATGGTCATAACTACAGAGTTTGAATTGGATGAGGATATCCCAGACTTTGAGTGTCATCAACCAGAATCATTTCCTTATGTTGCAGAGCATAACCAGATACTCGGTAATAGGTTCAAACAGCATAATGAAGACACCTGTATTGAGCATATCAATACTATGAATGCTATTCCTCTTACGCTTGAGTGGAGAGTGCTTATTGATCTATCTGAATCTACTGACTCAGATGATATACACTTCATCAAGATGAGTGAAAGAACCTATGACAGTATAGGTGAACGAAAGTTCTATCTCAAGCATCACTATGACACTAGAGGTAGAGTTTACTGTCAGGGATACTATGTGAACTATCAGGGTTCACAGTATAAGAAAGCCATAGTTCAGTTGGCTAACAAGGAGCTTATATGAAACTTGATGCTACACGCTTGCGTGATAAATGGGCGATACGACCAGTGAATCAATTGGGTACTTGTGGGTGTATTGATGGAGTGTTTTGGTCTGTTACATATCTGGAGTGTAAACCATACAATGTACTAGAAAGGAGCTGATATGAATACTCAGAATATCCGCAAGACATTTGATTTGCTAGAGGATCTAGCAAAGAATGGCTGTATTAAAGTTACTATTAATAAGCCACCAGAAGAACATAAGAATTGTAGACTACCCGGCATATTTGCACTTGTGCCTGTTAGCAACAATCGTGATTTTAATATGGCTGACGGCTTGTGGACAGTATTACACAAGCATGGCGGAATGTCATGTGGTAATGGCTTAGGTAAAACTAAAGATAAGAAATACTACTGGGTACAAGGACAGAATAAAGAAGAATTCCATTCAGGTGAATATATTTATGTAGAACAAGAAACCAATAGCTATAGAAAGTGGGTATGTGAAGAACTAATCAATCAATTACTAGGAGTCTAACTATGAAATCGTTTAGCCCAATAGAGTATGTAAAGATCGACATAGCAAACCAGTTTGGCAAAGATAAACTGTCATTCGCTCAGCGTATTGCTTGGGTTGATTCAGTTAAGGATCTGCGTAGTAAAGTACTGTTGGCTGAAAAGCCAGCTCAGTATATAGCTGCTGTATATGCTCTTGAAGATGCTATTAACAAAGTACCTTCAGGTCATCTTGTTGGCTTAGATGCTTGTGCTTCAGGCATCACAATCCTTGGCATTCTTGCTGGTTGTGAAACTACATCTAAGAACACTGGTATTGTTGGTAACAAGAGAATGGACTTCTATAAAGAGTGTACAGAAGCCATGAATGAGCTTCTTACAGAGGATGTGAACGTATCCAGGACTGACGCTAAGAAATCTACAATGGTTCACTATTATGGCTCTAAAGCCAAGCCTAAAGAGATATTTGGTGAGGATACTGAAGAGCTTATGGCATTCTATGCAGCTCAGGAAAGTATTGCCCCAGGTGCATGCTTCATGATGCGTGAGTTGCTTAGTTCATGGCAACCATTCGTTCTGAACCATAGTCATACTCTACCTGATGGATTCAATGCTATTGTGCCTGTCTTACAGAAGTGTAAGACTAAGGTAGAAATTGATGAACTAGATCATGCAACTCTTACATATGTATATGAAGAGAATGTAGGATCAGAGAAAGGTCTAGCTGTAGCAGCTAACATGACTCATGCAGTTGACGGGTTTATAGTTAGAGAACTAGTTAGACGCTGTAACTACAGCCGTGTTCAATTATTAATGGTTAGTGCAGTACTTGATGCTAACAAAGACACAGCGGGTAATAGTATTCATGACATAGAGCGTACAGCCAATGATCATGGATTTATCAGCTTACGTGGTGCTAACTTTATTGATGCATATAGTGTACTAGAGTTTTCTAAAGAGTATCGTAAAGAACTCTATCAGTTAATCCAAGAAACACTAGCTAAACCTAGCTTCGCAGTCATTACTATACATGATGAATTCAAGTGTCATCCGAAGTATATGAATCATCTAAGAGAATGCTATGTAACCATACTAGCAGAATTGGCTGACTCGACAGTAGGACAGCAGATCATACGTGAGGTGAGAAATGACCCTACATATATCTTGGAGAAGATATCTAAGACCCTAGGTGATCAGATCATGAAATCAGAATACTTCCTATCATAGAATTTAGACTACTATCCTTAATTGGGTAGTAGTCTATTTTTTACTTAAGAACTTTATGAAACGCCTCCGGCGTTTGCTTCGCTTCTTGTAGAATAGATACAAGAATATAGTAGTTTAAAAAACTACTAAAGCTGACACCTAACTTTTCGATTTTGACAAAAAAAGCATAACACTAGGCTGACACCTATCATCAGTTTTAACAGATTAAATTACATCTAAATTTAGACTGTCTTTAGATAGTCTACAAACTACTGAAAGGAGAACTATATGGTACGAGAAACAAATGACTGCTACAGATTGTTTCATCAACACCAAGTAGTGTTTGATGCTTCTACAAACTTCATTGAGTTTTGTGACTTAGCTAAACTATTCTACCTATTGGATTATAAAAATGGTTGGGTTGAGCAAGCATACTGGACCCTTAAAGCTGGTAAGGAAACTTATAGGGGATTGAGATTACCTAACGCCAATAAGTTCTCAGACCTGTTCACACAGATCTATTTGATTGAAACCAATCAAAGAGATAAGCCTGAAGGTGCAAAGTTTATCGGAGGCAGTGCTGGATTTGCTAAACATCTCGGTGGCACACGAGGCTGGTCAAAGACATGTCCTGATACACGATCGCAATATGGGTCTAAGTTCTATGGCAGCTATGTAGTGCCTATTGAGAATATAAATTTCAAGGATACTAGCTTTGAAGCCATAACAAGAACAGACGGGATACTGATAACAATACGTTCACATGACTATACAGGCTGTGACTGGATTGCTTTATTGGCTCTCTCAGAAAATATCAGAACTTACTATGATGATAAAACCAAAGCTTTCTTGGCAATAGAAAGAGAAGCTGAAATAGCTGCTTGGGGAGACTCTAAGTTATGAATAAACCAATGACAACAGAACAAGCCACAAAACGCTTTGGATGCTCATGCCCTGACTGGGCTATGTGTTCTTGCTTACTCAGCTCTACATGCTCTTATATTTGCCCACACTGCAATCAGCAGATATGGTTTCCTGGATTCGTTGGTAACACTGGTAATCCTACTCATGCTGATTGTCCTTATTGTGGCAATCCTACTATTAATCCATTTCCTGAAAGGAAAACAGAATGAGCAACTCAGCAAGAATTGGCTTACAAACTAAAACTCCTTATGGTTGGTGGTGGATAGGCTTCTCAGATGAGATAACTGCACTACCAAGAGATGAACAGGTTGAAGCAATCAAAGTATCCTTGGCTGGTAAGACAGGTTACAGGATTGTTATTACAAACAGAGATAACTCTCTGAATACAAAACCAGAAGAAATTCTATTTACTTGTTAAAGGAAAGCTATATGAAACCTGGAGACATGGGAATATATGATGTACCACATGAACGAGTAGAAACAGTTGACGGTCTGGGTACACTTGTTCATTACGAAGTAGCTTATCGTTATCCAATGAGGCTTGATGATCCATTGTACAGACTGGGAGTTGTACTGGATAAGAATCCTTATGGTTACTCACCTGCTTATTACCCTGAACGACACATTCTAAGGAGAAATATATAATGACTCTCTATAATAGAGAACCGGTAATTCAAATGTCAGAAGATATCAAATATGCAGATAGACTGCTTATTGATGCCAAGTCTTATACTGACTGGACTCATTCAATATTACCTCAGTTGAATAGTATGACCACTATTACCTTCTCACCCGATGCTATGAAAACTCATGGCGTTAAACTGGGTGACAAATACTTCTACTGCAGAGCCTTTCCTAAGACACATAAGGTATGGCGATACCAGTCTATGTTTTCATTTATGCCGTCACAATTAATCAAAGATAACGAAATGGTAGAACGTCCATGTGGACTGCATATCTATGGCTCAGGTATTAAGAAACGCGGTAAAGCATTCTTTACCGATGAGATTGGTATTCCTGTTCTAGCTAACCATAAGGGAGACCCTTGGATGTCACTTACTCCTATGGAAATAATGTCGCAACGTGTAGGCGTCAAGAGAGCCAGAGGAAACGTCCTTGTTGGAGGATGTGGCATGGGCTGGTTTGCACGTAGATGCCTTGAGCGATCCAAAGTAAAGCATTTGACTATCTGCGACATTGACAACGATGTGCTTCAGTACTTCGGAGGTCAAATCAAGAAAGAATACGGTGACAGAGTAACACTCATCCATAGCGATATCTATAAATTAGATCCTATGGATTATGACTCTTACCTATCTGATATATGGGAAGGTATGAACGACATGCCCTATGATCGTAAGTTCAAAGAGATTAAAGAATACCATCCAAACGCTTGGGGATGGGGGTATGTGTAATGATTGATTTAAAAACCATAAAAGACATCAAAGAGCGTGTAGATGAATCCTTTAGATGGATGAACCAATACGCCTCAGATCCATATAACATGGGAGGAGATGCTCATTTACTATCAAGAATACTACCTACAGATGTACTTGCTCAGGTGTATATGATTCTTGCTCCTGCATCAAATGAGTTAGCATTGATCTTATCTGAAATAGATAATGATAGGTGCTTAGTATGTGGAGCTTTAAAAGTAACACATGAAAACACTCATCTATGCCGTATGCATAGAGATAGGAATGGCAAATGTCTTGTGTGTGGAAAGGTGAAGCCATGAGTGGTCAAGAATATAAATGGTACACAACTAATCAAACAGCTTGGATACCGTTTTCAATGGCTGTTAGAGGTTACTATACTGATTCAGAGAAAGCTCGTGCTCTAAGAGTCAATCCTAAGAAAGTATTCTTTGCTGTCCCTGAAGGTCATAATATTTACACAAAGGAGATAGCTATACTAAAAGCAGAACTTGAACGGAGAAATATATGAGTAAGAAACCATTCAAAGTTCGGTGGCGTTGTCATACTCCTAATCTACTAAAAGAGATTATGCATAATCCTGGTTTAAGTATTCTAAACCAGCCAATAAAGATATTTGCTAGTTTACTTAATGAGGTAGCTATTCGTGCATCTCAATTGAATGACCCTAAATTAAACTCTTTGATGATGCGCTTAACGCTATACGAAATGGCAGATCCTGAAAGTAAGCATTATGACAAAAAGTTACTTAGGGAAACTTTGGAGGCTAACCTATGACGCTACAAGACGCAGTTGATCTGCAATTCTATGAGCGTCCATTTGCTCATATTGTTCGTGAGGATAAACTCAAAGACATTAAAAATCCTTGGTTCTTCTTCACTAGAGGTAGATTACATATGCAGTCATGGACCCCTAGTGGATACAAAGTCACACTTGCTACATTCAAACTATCACCTAATACAGATTGGATATTAATATGAAAATAGAACAATCATTAGTAACCAAGATAACAATATCTGAAACTGATTTAGATCCGATCCATGTGATACTTGAAGATTTTGACCCAGGCAAAGGCAAGATAACTATTACTTGCTTTGATGAATGCTGGACAAACTACTGGGGAGCTATGGGGGCTGGTAGAACTATCCAAAGTTTCTTCATCACATGTGATGAACACTACCTAGCAGGTAAACTGGCTTTAGCTTTAGACTCTGAAGTTGTAGACAATGACGCTTTAGAAGCTGATGCATTTAAACATATTCTAAAACTTCGTAAAGACAAAGACATTGAAAAAGATACTGCTCGTGACCTATATGATCAATGCCAATGTAATGATTGGTCATTACCATCAAGTTACTATCCAGAGTTGATGCATGAGATTTACGGTGATGAGTGGTGGTTTAGAATTCCGCAAAAACCAAATCACAAATACGTATACCTCTGCAAGATAATCAACATAATCAAAGATGCTTTAAAAACACTATAAGGAGAAACAATGAACGCGATAGCACTTGAAGAATCAATCATTGATGTAATCAAAGCAGGACTTGTGGCTATGGTTACGTCCTCACCTGGCTTAGGTAAATCAGCCATAGCCAATAAGATAGCCAATATGTTCAATCTTGTACTGATTGACTTGAGGCTCTCTCAGCTTGATCCTACAGATCTGATTGGCTTTCCTACTCATGACGGTAAGAGAATGGGATACGCTCCACCAGAGCATTTTCCACTTGAAGGATTAGATACACTACCTGCAGGTAAAGCAGGTTGGTTACTCTTCCTAGATGAATTCTCATCTGCATCACTGAGCGTACAGGCAGCAGGTTATAAGCTTGTATTA